AATGCACTCAAACCGTAAACAGCACCAGTTCCAACTGAACTGAGTGTTTGCACATCCACCACGTCGCCTGTGGCGACTGGTTCATTCAATGTGATGTTCAATCCGTCTGTTGCAGTATAATCGTAACTGTTTACAAGATGTGAACCGTTAAGATATACAGCAAGATTAGGTGCAGCATAACGAAGAGTGGAACCAAAGTCATCCGGACCTGTTATTGTGACAGCGCCGTTGGCAAGACTTGTGGGAACAGTGTAGCGATAATTGGATTGAACAATGACACCCGATCCTGTCAGTGTTTCAATCACTGTCACCCCCGTGGCACTAAGAGCCACAACTTCCACAATATCCCCAACATTCAGTGTGCTGAGATTGCGAACCTGTGTGCTGTTGGTGGCAAGAAAATCCAAGCTTTCAATAAGGTGAGCGCCGTTGCGATAAACTTCAATTTGTCCCGGTGTGTATGTTAGCGTAAGACCAAAATCATCCACGCCGCTGACTGCATTGACCGGGCTGCTGCTTCCGATTGTATAACGATAACTTACTCGACGCACACTACCCAAACTACCCCCGGGAGTAAATCCCTTTTGAATAAGAAGACCACTGATGGCAACTGTCAAACTGTCCAGATCTGTACGAATTTCGTCCAGATCACGATAACCTACGACATAGTCAGTAGCGGACAGGAGCGTTTGTGGTGTAAATTGGGTAAAATTTTTGAGTGCCATTCTTTTATTATTTACTCAAACCGGCCTATTATTTTGTAGAGAATCCAATCCTTTTCTTTTCAGATTCCTTTTCTTTTTCCTCCATACCGCCTTCTTCATTATATATTTCCGCAAGAGTCATGCTTTTTTCAGCTACCCGCTTGCTTCCTATTTTTTTCAAAATAATATTGGATTGCTCAACCGTCAATTCCTCAAAATGATGTTCTGCCACAAGCCGCCCTTTTCTTACCAGAGCCTTGTCTATTTTTTCCCGAGGTGTGTTAAAAGTGGCTATAATAAAGAGATTTAAACAATCTCCAAGAACACCATCTGTAAGGTTCAAAATGTTACTAACACCTTCCGGATTGCCTCCTTCACCTTCCCGGCTGCGAATCACCTTTTCAGCATCCTCAATCAAAAGAATGCTGTTTTTATGATCCAGCATAAAATTCAAAAATCCCGGGGTGGTGATAATATCCACGGTACCGGGTGGCACAAAAATGATTTTTTTATCAACACTCATGGCAATATTTTTAACAATTGTGGTTTTGCCGCTGCCGGGAACACCTGAGAAAAGAATCAAACCGCTTTTTTGATTGTCTTTTAATTTTGTTAAAATACCTTCATATTTCTTTGCAAATTCCTTGCCATAGTTCAGTTCCACATCAATGTCTGAATTGGGAAGACGCACATCAAACTTTTTAAGATATGTGCCCTCAATAGGATCCTGACAAATCAGAAACACATTTCCTTGTTTTGCTTCTTCCCGATATTCAAAAAGTTCTCGTATTTCCTCCAATGTGTTTTTGTCGGTGTAAAGAATCTGTGTCCAGAAACTTTTTTTGTTCATCTTTTCCTCAAAAGTGTCAGTTCCCATTGGCGGCAGAAAATCAATATTCTCATCATCCTTGGCCCGGTCCAAGCAAATCAATGCATCTTTATAAACCAAAAAATACTGCGTTGTAAACACGTTTCGTTTTTCACTTTTTTTGTTGCGATAATCCGTCCGATTTTCAAACACTATCTCCGCTCCTTTGCTTTCCAGCTTTTCCAGAATGTTGTCACTGATAAGCAAATTGGTCAGTTTAAACACATACGGCTGCTTTTTGAAACGAAAAGTATAATAATAGAAAACGTTGAAAGGATTGTAACTGGAATTGCTTTTGGCATATGGCTGATATGTTTCACTCATAACTTTAATAGGGTATTGTAAATAGTTAGGTGAAAAAGTCAAAAAAGAAGCGTAAAATCCTCAACTTTCGTCAATTTGTGCAAAATAAACACATGGACAGCAGCAACATGCCCAGCACAGCGTTTCTTCCGGCCGCCACAGGTGGCTTGCAGCCCAGTCTTTAATGTTGACAAAAACCTGATTTATTAAATAATAAGGACATGCGACAAGACCTGCAAAACATAGGCGACAGCTATTCCAAACAAATCCTGCGGGAAAACGTGGATCGGTTGGAATTTCTCAAGGGCAAATATCTGCCTTTGTTTTACGGAAAGCTTTTGCACATTTGGCCCGAGGAAAGCTCGCTTCCCAGCAACTATGAGGATTTCAAAAAAGGAACTGAAACCAATCCCAAATACAAAAGCTATCTGGAATTTCTAAGCGAAACCATTGACAATTTGATCAGTGCGGATCCTTACAGCAAAGTGGACATGGAAAAAGGGGCCGGTTATGCGGGTCAATACAGCGAATGGATATTAAAAACATTCCTGAAGATATTTGATGAACGGGGCGAAGGTGCAGGAAAAACCCTTAATCATGTGCGCCGTTTCCTGAACGAAGATCTTTACAAATTGAATAGTGACCTGAAAATCTACGACAAAAACAAAAGCAAAGTTTCCCTGAACAAAAAGAATGTGCGAGACATCAATCAGGTTCCAGATTTCAACACGCTTTATTACATCATCAAACCTTTTGTTCCCAAGTATGAAGAGGAAGATATCAAGGATAAAAGCAAAGTGCGCATTCTTCTGGACAACAGCCAGTATTTTGTGGGTGTTCCTCTTTCGCTTTCGGCCAGTCAAAGCCTTGGCAACAATACCCGGTGGTGCACTGCTGCCCGAAGTGAAAACAACACATATTATCAAAGCTATACCAAAGACGGTCCGCTTTATGTGGTGTTTTTGAAAACCAAAAACGGATTGATCAAATACCAGTTTCATTTTCCCAGCGGTCAATACATGAATGCAGATGATCGTTCAATTGATGTGTTTGAATTTTTTGCAACACATCCCATCGTGGGTCAGGTCATACTGGATGATTATAAAAAGACCAATCCCGAAGAAAAGAATCTGAGCAAAGCTGAAATGCTCACAGGTGGATTGGCCATATTGGAAAAAGAGCCGGATCAGTTTTTCCAGAATCTGAGTGTGCGTAACATCATCACCATGGTGATTCAGGGTCAGGTGGATCTGGCCAAACTGAATGGTGGACTAAAAACCCTGTCAGATGCTTTTGATAACACGGTAACATTTGATGATGAAGGATTGAAGATTCTTTTTGGCAAAAAAGAATATAATGAGTTTTTGGAAGAATTGTCCTCGGACGGTTATTATAACAGCCTGACCAACACGATCAGCCGTTTTGCATACAATCCAGTATCGGCTTTCTTTGATGAAGGTGAGGAGGAACAACTGGTTCCTTATGTTTTGGAAAACATATTGTCTCCTCGTCAGGTGGCTAATCTGCGCCGGGTGTTTTCTGATATTGGTGAAGATCTTGAAAGCAGCGATGAATTTTACAGCATATGCAAAGATGCTCTTCAAAATGGATTTAAAAAAATCGCCAAGGTTTATCAAAAGAATGCCGTATTGGATATTTTCAAAAATCGGGGTGTAACCTTTGACAAGGAAAAGAACAAAATGCTACTGACCATTCCTTATGATGCTCTTCTGGACATTTTTGATGAAGGAGATGACACTACATTCTTTAATATTTTGGAAAATCCCTCCTATTATACAAAACTGAGCAAACTGATGCCAGATGTCACACCAGAACAAACAGAGGACGAGAAGAGCAACTTTATTGGTTATATTTCACAAAACCTTGATAAGAATAAGCTTGCAACAGATATATTGCAAAAGGTAGATAAAAAGTAAATATATATTATGAAATTACTACAAAATATTGGTGATTTATTGGATACTGTCCGTTGGACAGTCCAGTGGAAACTGGAAGACGCCAAGAACGCCATTGTGAATCTATTCCCCACCAAAGAAAACTTTGATGACTTTGTTGAGGAAGTGGTTCCGGTAAAAAAGACAACCAAAAAGTCTAGTAAAAAGAAAAGCAAAAAAAGCAAAAAATAAATGAAATTTCCGAGTTTTTCGGAAATATCAAAAATTGCTAAACGCCGATCCGCCGGAGGTGTGCTTTTTGATAAAGACGGTAACATTGCTTTGACACAAGAGGTGGATGGAAGCTGGAGTTTTCCCAAAGGTGGAATCGATGAAGGCGAATCGCCCTTGAACGCAGCCATACGGGAAATCAAAGAGGAAACCGGAATACGTTATCTTACTCCTTTGAAAAGTCTTGGCCGATATTACCGGCCCACCCGAAAAGGTAAAAAGCGTCTTGTTTTTATGTATTTGTTCCATGTGGAAAACCAAAAACTGCAACCTTTGGACCGGAGAAATCCCCAAGCCAAATTCTTTTCTTTTGAAAAAGCCGTCAGCAAATTGCATCCTCAAGATGCCAATTTTTTGCAAAGTGTAAAAAACATTATAAAAAGTTATATAAAATAATTGACTTTGGTTTTGGGAAAGTAAAATAAGACAAATGAAAATTTTGGAGAAAAGCTTCACCCGAAAGAAATTTCAATATGACCAGATATACAGAAAAAACAATCTGGCCATTTACACCCAGACTCACACCGAATCCAAAGGACTCACGTTTGAAGTGATCGTTATCAAGAGCCATAATGGTTATGAAATCGCCGGAACAAAGATAGAACCTTCAGAAGTTTATCCGGGAGACAGTCAATGGGGCATTTTAGGATGGACTTATCAAACACTGGAAGCAGCAAAAAACAAACTTAACCAACTGGAGGAAAGCAAATGATTGTAGGAAAAACAAAGAAAATCACCATGTATCAAATGCAATTTGAAAATGTCACTCCGGAAGAACAAAAACTGATTGCAGATTATGGCCGACAGGTCATCACAGAAGATCAGTATTTTGAAATCGGGGCAGTGAAAGCCCTGAAGAATTATATTGAAATAGGAAAGTCTGTCTCCAAGAAAAAGAAGAAACGGATCAGCAAATAGCTCGGATATTGATAGTCAAAAAAATACCCGGATGGTTTTATGCCATCCGGGTATTTTCTTTAAGCAATATTACTTGCTGAAGTCGCCCAGATCACGGTGGAATGTGTATTCCCCGGGCTTGGCAACCAGTGTGTCGTAGACCGGATCAACAGCATCGGCCATGGCAGCAAACGGAGAAGCAACAGCAAAAATTCCAAAACCACCAACGGTGGCGGCAACTCCAAGAGGACGCACGACCAAAAGATCGGCAGTCGCAAGGAAACCCTTTTCTGCTGTCAAATCATCCGATTCGTCGCATGGATTGCAGGCGGCCGAATCTGCAAAAGAAACGGCGGCTGTGAGCATCAATACGGACACGAGGGTGATTAGTTTGTTCATAATATGATTTATCAGAAAAGCCGATTTTTCAATCAGCTATATTTTTTGACATATTTGCGGGCTTCTTTTTCATTCATTCCGCTCATATGGCTCAACATTTTATTGAAAGATTTGGCATTTTTCAAAAAACGCTTGGCTTGACCCAGTTTATATTTTTCAAAACTATCCAATTTCCTTTTGGGTTTTGTCAATAAATCGGGTGCTCTTTCTGCTTTGATTTCTTCATCTTCTTCTTTCTTGGCACCTTTGGGAAGTTTGCCGTCGCCGCCCCGTGCTTTATCAATTGCACTGCCCCGGGCAATTTCATATCCGCTCAGTTTGCCGTCTTTGTTCAGATCGCTTTTCTTCACGTCGATAGCGTCTTCATCTGAACTTTTAACAGTTTTATATTTTTCCAATATCAGGTTTATTTCATCATGCAGCATAGTATTATTTATATATTAACAGTTGATATTTGCCTTTATTATTTTATAAATACTCATATGTCGTTGAGTCGGGATACCCATCTTATTTTTGAAAAATATGTCACTCTGACTGAGAAGGTTACAGTCGAGAACATTCTAAAGGTTTTGGACAACAAAAACGAAAAAGTTGCGGCCAAACTGATTGAAATGGACAAAACACCCAGTAAGGGTCATGTGGTTAAACTTGCCAAATTTTTCAATGATATCCAGAATTTGGACGTATTAGACAGTTATTACACAAAGTTTTTGGAACTTAAAAAGCGCAACCGTATTCAGGACATTTCCCGGTTTGAAAAATTCACTGACATGGAACATGCAATTGATGCGCTGGAAACAAAGGTCAAACTGGACATGCCGGAAAACGTGGAGGACGCTGAAAAGCCTTCATATGAAGATCAGTATGTGAAAGTGTTTCCTGCTGAAACTCAGGGCAAATGCGTGAAACTGGGCAGCAATTACAGCTTCTGTATCAGCCGCACCAGTGGCAGTCTTTACAGCAGTTATCGTTTGCGCGACCAATCCAATTTTTATTTTGTACGGATTAAAAACCGCACCGATGAACAAGATGAACATAACCGATACAAGGATCCAGCCCATTTGATCGTGATAGATGCTCTTCCAGAGGATAAGTTCCAATGGACATGGGCCGACAATGGAAGTCAGGGGCATGGCACAGAATCAGTGACCAAAGAAGAAATGGTGAAAGAAGTTCCGGAACTTAAGGGGGCAATTGCCAAGAATGTTTTTGTGCCCAAACCTTTGAGTAAAGAGGAGCGCAGCAAAATTGAAAGATTTAATGAACTGGCCAGTGAATTTAGTTTGGAATCATTCAACAAATTAAAATACTCCGAGAAAGAGGAATTCCTGCAGCAAGGAAATGTTAAGTTAGATTTTGAAGCATGGAAAACCTTGGACAAGAATCTACGCAACGAATATCTCAAAGTATTGACGGAATTTAACAAAGAAATTTTAAATGATCTGAAGACTCCGGGAGAAAAGAAAATGTTTGATGATCGCATGCGCAAGAATCCGGATGCAGGGTTTGATTATTTCGTTTATCTGGATGGGTTGGAAGTTCCCGATGAGCGATGATATAAAACAAGAGTTGCTTCAAAGCATGGCCAAGGACCCGGAAGTGTCCATGCGTTTAGCCAATCGTTTTCGCCAACAAGGTCGGGAAGTACCTGAAGCTATTCTGGTTTCACTAACCAAAAATATTATGGGCGGATCTTTTTCCCGAATTATTGCCCAAACATATATCGCAAAAAACGAGACTATTCCTGATGTTTTGGTTCAACGAATCGCTCAAAACGGAAAAGATTCATACTATCTGGCCAAATATTGCTTGGATCATAATTACCCAATACATCCTGCCATTTATGACGCCGTGAAAGAAACCAAATTCATAGAACCTTTGAAAAAAATGATGGGTAAAACTTTTAAAAATGAAGAAGATGAAGAAGGTGATCAAAAGCCTGAAATATACAAGGAATTGTTGGCAAACATATTGAAAAATTCCACACAAACTCTCAAATATGTGGAACTTCTTTTGAAAAACAAACGTCCGATTCCTGAAAACATAGAAAAAGCATTTAAAAATGACCCGGATGATGCGGTGAAATATGCCATGACACTTTTAGAACATGGCATTCAACCCTCAGAAAAAATAAACGATATCATCGCATCCGATCCTCATCATAGTTTTTCATATGCCATGGGTCTTTTCGAAATGGCTTCCAAACCCATATTTCCTCCGTTAAAGATAATAGAATCCCTTGCAAAAAGCGTGGAACAATCTGCCAATTATGGCCGAACACTCTTGACCCGCAAAATAGTAAAACCAGAAATATTAAAAATATTGGAAAATGGAATAACTAAAGGAAGTGGCGAGGAACTTAGGGCATATGGTCATCACAACTTAAAGAAATCTGATTATGCGGGATATTATGCCATACCTTATGTCGGAGCCACCGGCGAATTGCCCAGCGAAGCAGTCATGAAAATTGTTTCAGAAAACCCCAAAGCTTTGGTCATGATCAGCAACAAACTATGGATGCATAACAAAGAAGTACCCTCGGATATTGTTGACAAAATAAGCAAAAGTCCGGCCGCTTCATATTCTTTCAAAGTAAGATATACCAGTTTGAAAAACAAACCTTTGCCGGAGATTTATAAAAAAATAGATGTTGTTGCGGACAAATACGACAAAGAACATATATAAAATAAATTGATTTTCCCCCATAAACCTTAAAATAAGGTCTATGGGATTTGCCCGACTCATCAGCATTACAAAGCCGGAACTTACACCACTGATTCGGGAAGAATTCAGTGCCGAAGATCTGATTGTTTATATTGCCCGGGTCAGCAATCCGGAAAACCAAATGAACCGGGAAACTTCTCCCAAACTGATCAAATATCTGATCACTCATAATCATTGGAGTCCATTTGAAATGGTGGACGCAACATTTGAAATCAAAACCAGCAGGGCAATAGCATCCCAAATCATACGCCATCGCAGCTTCAGCTTTCAGGAATTTAGCCAGCGTTACAGCAAAGTAAACGATTTTGAACATATTGAACTGCGTTTACAAGGGGACAAAAATCGTCAGGTTGGAGAGGAAGTCATTCCAGTAACCAGTCAGCAACACAGCATACTGACCAATCTTGTACAGGAAACAACCAAGTCGGCAGAGCACTGCTATGAATTGCTGCTTCGGAATGGTGTGGCCAAAGAAGTGGCCCGCATGGTTTTGCCTCTTTCCACACAGACCACACTATACATGAAAGGCAGCCTCCGAAGCTGGATTCATTATGTGAATTTGAGGGCAAACAAAGACACGCAAAAAGAACATCGGTTGTTGGCTGTACAAATCAAAAACAGGTTGATTGAGATTTTTCCAAACATCAGCATGGCCCTTGGATGGACCGAGGAGAAAAAGCTTGAAGAAGACTATTGATTATGACGAGATGGATTATGGTGTTTTGATGATATTGGAGGCTCATTTGGAAACCTTGATGGATGCACAACCTAATCTGAATTCATTAAAAAATGAACAAGAAAAAGAAAGTTACGGTAACGGTCAAGAAACCATTTTAAAATATCTGACAATTATAAGGGAAATGCGAGAAAGTTTGAATGAAAAATACCCATGAAATGGTTTAAGAAAAAAGACGACGTTTACAAGGAATTTATACAAAAATACAGCAACGCTTTCAATGCGGCGGTTGAGGATGTTGATCGGGACGCCAAAGACAGAATCAAAGGAAGCTATTCTTTGAATAAAATATATGATCTTTTTATAGATTTTGTGATTGATAGCCGCCGACTGCTAAAATAATTTTATATTAAATTAAATAAAACATTTTCCAACCTTTAGTTTTTCCTCTGGAAATTGAAATATTTTTATACAGCGTTTTCTGAAGAGCTGATTTAGATAAATTGTGTTGTTTACAAAAATAATTTAAACTTATTTTCTTTGTTACTACATGAATATTTCCGTAAGGGTCTATTAATTTATATTCTTTTCTAGGTATCTTTTCGGGATTTTGTTTTAGTCTCAATTTAGCTTTTTCAGAAATTCTTTTTCTACCTTCTTCAGACATGTATTCTCCTTTTAAAGCTCTTAATTTGTTATTTTCGGCTGTTTTTTTAGATAAAATATTTTTTGTTTTTTGAGTATGTTTATGTCCTTTAAAATAGCCACCTACTTTTTTTTGTTTTTCAACTCTTTTGTTGTACTCTTCTAACCATTTGTCTTCTCCATATATTTCTTTGTATGTTTTACCTGAATGATTGGGTGGTCTTGCTGTTAAGCAAATATTGCATAAAGGTCCATTTTTAATTTCATTAATAAAATTAGAACCTATATCTTTTATTAATTTTTCCTCATTCTTATATGCTTTCATTTCCGTATTATAATAACATAGTATTTTTATTATTGGTTGTAAATTTTGCTTTTTAATTGCAGCTATTTTGGAATAAAATGGACTAATATTTCTTTTTAAACAACTCGGATGTAAATGATCGTATGCTCTACCGCCCTGACCTTTTCCTACATAAAATGGTTCTGCCTCAAATACAAAATTATTTATTTTGTAAATCCCGGGTTTTCTAGGGTCCAAATAAACATAATTATAATACATAACTTCAGTTATATTTATCAAAAATATAACTAAGATTGTAATTTATAATTTTATATCTTCAAAATCACTATCTGTAACAGTTGTATCTCGTGCTGCAATTTTATATGATTGCAACTCCGTTTCTTGTGGTGCTGCCTGTACCTTGCTGCTGTCCATATAACTGTCCAGCCATCCGGACAATGGATTTTCTTTTTGATTGTAAATCTTTTTGTAACCAAGAGAACGCAGACGATTGTCACAAAGCCATTTGCTGTATCCAGTCATCACCTCTTCATTCAAACCAAGCAGATTGCCTTTGCTGAAAAGATATCGGGCCCATTCTGTTTCGTTTTCTGTGGCTTGTTTGTATATTTCGTAAATCTTATCTTCGCTCTTTTTGGCAATCGAGGCGAATCCTTCCTTGTCTTCATCCCGCAATATTTTCAAAAGATTCTGAGTCACGCCAAAATGAAGGGCTTCATCCCGCTGAATAAACTTGATGATTTTTGCATTTCCCTCCATTTTGCCCCGATAACCAAAATAGAAACTGCAGGCAAAGCTGACATAAAACACCAGACCTTCCATCACATTCACGGAAAGAATGCAATCGAATATTTTTTGCTTGATGTCTTTCTTTTCATCATCGCCTAGGATTTTATCGTAGTTGCTTCGGATCAGTTCGGCCCTCTCAAGTATTTCCTTGTCTTCCATGATGCTGTCAAAGAACTTGGTGGCATCCGGATACACATTGTTTAAAAGATAAGAATAAGAATAGCTGTGAATGCCTTCGAATTGCGCCCAAGTATTCATGCAAATTTCCAGTTCTGGATTGCTCACATATTCCTTGAGGGAATGAATACTCCGGGAAAGCATGCTGTCTCCAAGTGTTTGAAAACGCAGATTGCTGTCAAAAACAAACCGCTCGGTATCCGTCAGATCCTTGTAATCGCTACGATCTTTGGCCAGTGTGGTTTCATGGGGCCACCAGAAATTCTCGTTTTGTTTTTTGAATAATTCAAAGAAAATGGGATATTTGAAACGATCATATCTTTGCAAATTCAGATCTTCCCCCAGAAACAATGGCTGTTTAGTGGTGTCGATATTTTTCAAATTTAAAACCGTTTTCATGGGAAGTTATTTATAACAGACGGGTTATAATTTGCAAGCTCCGCTGCTGCAATCCCGGTCTTCTTTCTGATTCATCAACTGTTCTTTATCACCGTCATCACTATTCAGATAATAAAGACTTATTAAACCCATACTATACGCGTACATAATCTCTTTCATCACGACCGCGTCAGGTAATACATTATTTTCATAATGGCTATAATTGTAATAAACATTCGTACTGATGGCCATATCGATGTATTTTTGAATGATTGCATTGATGTTGATCAGTCCTTTGTTGTCGCGCAGATCATAAGCAAGCTGGTAATTCTTGTCAAATTTGCCAATACCCGGAACAAGCACGGGCAGCTTGCCCATCTTGCTCATTTTATATGTGATGATGGAACGAATTGGTTCCACGCCGTTGGTTGAGCTTTGAATCACGCTGCTGCTCTCACAAGGCATGCAGCTGCTGAGTGTGCTGTGCCGCAAACCATGCTCTTTAATATCAGTTCGAAGAGCTTCCCAATCACAGGCAAACTTGCGACGGGTCAGATTCTTGACGCTGTCCTTGAATGTGTCAATGGGAAGAATGCCTTTTGAATATTTGGTGTGACCAAACTTTTCACACCTTCCTTTTTCCTTGGCAAGCTGAACACTGCTTTTCAGTAGAGAATATTGGAAATATTCCATCCATTCATCCAATAGGGTCAGACTTTTGTCATCATCATAACGACACTCGTTCTTGGCCAGAAACGCTGCCAGATTGGTGATGCCCACACCCAGACTGCGCCGTTTGCTGGCAAAGTTCTTGGCGGCCGGATTAAAGTAATCTTGCAGATCAATAATTTCGTCAAGGAAACGCACAGTCAGATCACAGGTCTTTTCCAGATCGGCCCAGCTTTTTATTTCCAGCATGTTGATGGCACTCAATATGCACATGCCAATTTCCGCCTCACTATCGTTGTAATCCCGCATGGGAATGGTGGGATGAATCACCTCAGTGCAAAGATTGCTCATGGTCACCTTGTCGGACCATGCACTGTGTTCATTGGCATTGTCCACGTTAAGAATATAAATGCGACCAGTTTCCACCCGTTCTTTGACGATGGTGCCAAAAAGCTTGCGGGCATTGATCCGCTTTTTGATGCGCAGACGCTTGCCTTCACACTCTTTGTAAACCTTGTCAAAATCCTCTGTGCCCCATGCATCATAAAGTTCCGGCACTTCATGGGGGCTGAACAGCGTCACATCCTCGTTTTTGCGCACCCGCTCATAAAACAGCTTGCTCATGCCCACAGTATAATCCAGCTTGCGCACCCGGTTATCATCGGTACCGGCATTGTTTTTCAACACCACAATATCTTCAATCTCATAATGCCACCACTGCAGGTTGCAGGTTGCGCTTCCGCCCCGCAGTCCGTTTTGCTGCCATGCTTTGACGCTGGCTTCGTAAATCTTCAGGAACGGAATCAGTCCGGTATGCACCACTTCGCCGTTCTTGACGGGACTGCCCATGGCCCGGATACGGCTCACATCAATGCCAATACCGCAACGATTGGCCGTGGCCATGCTCACGGCCGTGGCGCTGCTGGTGATGCTTTCCCGGGTGTCATCCACCCCGATCAAGCAGCAGCTGGCATAATTGCGGCTGGTGGTTCGAACACCGGCCATGACTGGAGTAGGCAAATTGATTTTGTGTTTGCTGATGGCATTGTAAAAACGAATCACATAATTTTGCCGGGTTTCTTCCGGATAGTTCATGAATGCGGTCATGCTGATCAGCATGTATGCAAACTGGGGCGTTTCATGAATATTTCCGTTGACCCGGTCTTTGATCAGATATTTGTCGCAAAGCTGTTTGATTCCGGCATAGGTGAAAAGATAATCCCGGTCGTGATCAATGGCTTCGCCCAGTTTGTTGATTTCATCCTCGCTGTATTTTTCCAAAAGAACACTGTCATAGATTTTCTTTTTCACGCCCACATGCAGAAAATCCTTGAGACGGGGCGGATGCTTTCCTCCCCATACTTCTTTGCGAAGTTGATAATTGAGCAACCGACCTGCCACAAACTGGTAGTTGGGATTTTCCGCGCTGATCAGATTGGCCGCGCTTTCAATGATCAGTTGATGAATTTCTTTGGTGCTGATGCCGTCATGCAGGTTGATTTTGGCATTAATCTCCACATCGGTCATGCTCACGCCCGTGTAGCCGTTGATGGCCCATTCAATCACCCGGTCGATTTTACTGATATCAAACTTTTCGTTTTTTCCGTTTCGTTTCTTGACCAAAATATTCTTGTTCATGGATGCTGTCATTATTTTTACCACAACTTTTCAGATATCAACTTTTTTTCTGATACAGAAAAGATTTTGCGATACATTTTTATTTACGTTTGTGCAGTGAAAAACTTTTTCTTCGAGGGAAAAAAGTAAATACAAACGTTGACACACCATCAACAAGTTATAGAATATTTTTATGACCGTAAAAGAACTTAAAAAAATGCTGGAGGGATATGACGAGGGTTTGCACGTGTTTTTGCGGGGATATGAGGATGGTTTTGATGATGCGGCAAAAATTTTCCTGATTCGCATCAAACGCGATGTAAATAAGGAATGGTATCTGGGTCGTCACGAAAACAACAACGAGGACTATGATTGTGAAGGGATTGTTATCGACGCAGATTCAAAAAAATAACCACCACCAAAATAAACAGGAATACCGGCAAAAAAAGCACAAAAATATTTATTGAAAAATAAACAATCTTTGTAAAATAACATGAATAAAATAAAACAATGGCTATATCTGGCCACCAAAGCATTTGTGAACGATTGTAGCCTGGGTCTGATGCTAATTATTATTGGATTCATATGTGGAATGTGTTTTACCAGCCTTTTAAATTCGTTAAAAAGCATTTGCAAAATTTTTGGTACATAACCTTTCCGCCCAAACTGAAGCCTCAACCCAAAGTAACACTGCAAGACATATTGCAGCAATTATCAGAACCGCCATTTCCCCAGCAATACAGTCCGGATCATTACAAGATTTTGGATAAAATGGTATTGTTGGAAATATCCTATCTGCAGCAGAAACCGGATCTTACTTTTGTGGGCCTGAGTAAAGTACGGGACGAAAACGAACCAAATGCTTATAAAATAAATTTTGTGCCCTGCATTGTGCGACCCGAAACACTATACCGGGGATTCAACCTTAACTGAGGACAACAATCTTTCCAATTGGTGAAATTCAACCAACTCATGTTGCTCGGCTGCATAGGATGGCACATCCCGGCCCCTCATCTTCTTCAAACGATTTTGTTGCAAAAGATCCTGACAAAGCATGAAACCTCGAAACACATAATCTGGTCTTTTGCCTGTCATAAGCACAAAAACATCCACATTAGCAGATTTCCAATTGGTGGACAATAACCGGCCTTGATTGTATTTGGTGGTTTTAACATCTACGCGCCATCCCATGAGTTTGCAATCTCCATTATCCGTGTTGTCCCAGCAGTTTCGCACATATTGGTTTGGGTCGAAATAAAGATTGTAAAGTTTACAAAATGACATTTCACCACAAATGCCTTCCACATCCAAATCAATTGGTTCATCATCGCTGATGACGCTTATGGATTTGCCTGCTTCTCGATTTTGATTATATCGAATCAATCCCATTCCTTCACAAAGCTTAACCTCAACTGATGTTAAACTTATAGGGGTATTTTTAAGAGGAAAATTCATGCCTTTATATTAAGGAAAACCTTTAAATGTCAATTAAATAACAACATGGATCCTTACCAGTTTCACAAATATCAACAGGGCCTTGCTCCGTTGCAGAAACAAGGCGTGATGATGACACTTAACATCCTGAACGATTATCTGGATAAAGAAGGCACAAGGGATGAAGAGGATATTGATTATCTGAACATGGCAAATGATATCATGATTGGGCCATTGGAAAAGAATGGATTGGAATGGGAGGATATATTTCATATAATGGATCATTGGAACGACAGCGAAGGAACAGGGGATTTTCAGGATAGTTTTCATTTTGTTGATAAAGAATTGTTTCGCGACACATTAAAAAAATATTGGGGAAAAGAGGTTTAATAAATATAATAAATGAAATTTGACGCATTTATACAACAATTGCTGGAACAAAACGGGCCTGTTAAAAAACAGCTGGGAAAAATAAAGAACATAAGCAAAAAAATAGCAAACAACCGAATGAAAAAGAAGTATAAAGCAAAACCGGATTTTCAACAAAAACTGGATCCGTTATGAGGTTTGATCATCTGGTAAACGAGATTTTTAAAACAATTCCCCAGAACGTGGAGGGCGAAACAAGTGAAATAGGGGATAATGAAGGAAAGGATGTATTTTTCACAAAAAACATAATGGGCAAAACAGGCGAACATGCTTATACATATCACGCAAAAATAAGCAAAGAAGGTGCACACATTAACTTTTGGATGGATGAAGGCACCACGGAACTGACGGATGAAGGAAATGCCGCACAGGTATTGAATGCCGCCATTTATTTTATAAACCGGATAGCGGATCAATATCAACCCGAAAAGATAACCTTTGAAGCATTGAAAGGAATAGATCCAAAAGAGAGTGCCAGTCGGGGCGATGTATACCTTAGATTACTGAACAGATTTGCCGGGGGTAAAGGATATAAAGTGACGAGGGAAACAAGCGGGGGCAAAGATCTGTTTGTTTTAAATAAAAATTGACATTTCCCCCCCCCCTATTTAAAATAAGGGGATGAGAGTACTGCAAAAACGTCACAGCGTGGAGGATCTGCAAAACCGTTTCAATCCCAATTTTGATGAAGGCATTTTATATTGTAAAAAAACGGGGCGGGCCATATTAAACCGGCCTAATGCAGATGGTTATTTAAGGGTGGCCATAATGGAGGAAAGCACAGGAAAATACCGGACCTATTGCATTCATGAAGTGATGTATTACATGAAAAACAATGAATTGCCGGAACAAATTGATCACATCAACCTGATCAAAACAGATAACCGTCCCCTTAATCTAAGGGCCAGCAACTATAACCTGCAACAGGTCAACATGCCCAAAAAACAAGGAACCAGCAGCATTTACAAAGGAGTGTCCCTTTATCCTAAAAAAGCCAGCAAAAGATGGCGGGCCAGCCTTTGTCACAATAAGAAGCACATGAGCTTTGGTTATTATGAAACACAAGAGGAAGCAGCACTTGCTTATGACCGGGCGGCCTACAACATATGGGGGGAACATGCTGTGCAACAACTGAACTTTCCAGACAATGAGGAAAATTATAAAAGACCGTACCAACCCAGTGAATTTCCAGCCAATTGGCAGCATTTGATGGAATAAGATTATGTGGAAAATAATACAGGTGTTTCCGGATCCGGATCTTATGCTCAAGAAATGGCAGATTGATACAAGAAATGGAAAGGTTTATAGCCTTCAACAAAAACGAGAAATTGGTGTTTTTAACAAACAAAATAACAGGGTATATATCACATTTATAGACAAGAACGGAAAAAGTCACCAATTGAAACGGGCCCACATCATATATTATTTTGAACATAAACAAATGCCTTGTCACCAAACCATGGTGATTGATCATCATGACCAAGACAGCACCAATGATAAAATACAAAATCTACAACCCAAAAATAAAAGTGAAAATCGAGATAATACAAAGAAAAGAAGGGGATGCAGCAGCAAATACCGGGGAGTAAGCTGGCATAAACCCACAGAAACATGGTTGGCCAAGGTGAGAATAGGGGAGGAAAACTATCATTGTGGAAGATATGGGGATGAAATACAAGCTGCCAAAGAGTATGATATGCTTTATTGGCGTTTAAAGAAAACCACATTGGGCATGAACTTTCCAGAATTGTTAGAGGAATATTTGCAAAAAATAAACCAATAGGAGTAAACAATATGAACATATACGGCACAACCAAACCACAATATATAGAATTTTTACATAAAAAAGGAGTCTTGAATTGGAGTGATTATAATAATTGGTGGACCATAGAAACCAGCAAAAAGGAATTTGCTTTTATTGAAAGTGGTTATCCTTTTGAAAAGAACATAACATTTGAACAGGCATTAGACACAAAAGCCCGACTTTTGGGATTTTCAAATGAATTTACAGGATATGGTGTGAAAGATCCGGAGATTTTTGAACAAATTAAGGATATGGCAGATTGGAAACGTTATCTTTCATTAAGTCAGATAAGACATGCTGTTTGGGGACCGCCCCAGTAAAAATATAATAAAAAAATTATAAAAAATTATTTTAAAAATTATTGGCATGCGCCCTGGGTTTATAAAAAAAACTACTTTTCGCTATTAGCAATTTAAATACCCCCCCTCTTAAAACAGCCCCCTTGTTATAAAAGGGGCATCATTTTTATATAGCCCCCCAAAAAGAAAGGGGGTGCCTTTTGTAGCACCCCCCTCCTATATAACTTTGCCCTGTATGTTTAGCCCATCAATGGGAAGTCCACGACTTGCATTACCCTTTCATTCCTTCTTGCGTTATCTGCAAGGTGTTTCATGCCATCATCAAGGGCGATCTTTTGCTGGTTCCGCTTATAGGTTTTGCCGGTATATTCGCCAATGATCATCATCATCTTTTTGGCGTTGGCTCCCCTTGTTATCATCATTCGCCCACCCGTATCGATCAGCATCTTCAGTCCCATGAGGGCGGTCTTGAGTCTCAGCCAGGTCATTTGATCACCTTCCAGCATCATATGGTATCCTCCTTTAGATTTTGTATGGGTAACTAATTTTGTTCAAACAATTAACAGTTCCATCAATTATGTTTATCATCTCATCTTTACTAAACAATGGAGCGGATTGACAAGTATCCAAATCCACCAACTGAATCATGCGTTTCAGATTCAACAACTGCCCAATGCTTTTGCCAATGGAATAGGCTGTCGTATCCTCTCCAACTGCTGCTACTTCATGCATCATACGGTATCCTCCTTTTCTTGTTCTTTCATTTCTAGATTATTTTGCAAAGAATGTAAAGAACTTTTTATATTAAAAGAATGGGGGTTAGTTTCCTCCCCCCATCCTGTTTAGCTTACGACCTCCTCCATTACCAAGCCTGCCACCCTGACCTGACCTTTGGTCATCTTGAGGGTTTTGCCTTTGATCTTTTCAAGGGCAAGTTCCACTCCCTTTTTGGCTTTCAATTCATCGCTTTCCGCCAGTCGTTCTGCATCCTCCACGATGGCTTCGATGCTCACATTGTTGAGTCGGTTAAGGGCGGCGGCCAGCAGTGTCCAAGGTTTGGCAGTCTGCACCACCATCTTTTCCACATCCTCAAACTTTGTCCAGCCAAACTGGATGCGGATGGTTTTGTCCACGATGCCCTCCAGCTTGCCCGAAGGAATGTTATCCTTCACCTCTTCGCCCATCTTGCTGACGGCTTTGCCGATCACATATGTTTCCACCTCGTTCAGCCGTCGGGTGACTGGTAGGGGTTTGATTTCACCTTGCAGGGGAGCCGTCTCAATCACCTGCAATCCTGCCTTGATCTGTTCTTTCTTAGCCATGTTATCCTTTCGATCTTTCCTTCCCCTTCCGAGTTGGTTTGGCTATCGCCTCTTCCGCCCCTCTGGTTCTGGTCTGATCTTTTCTCTTTATACAGAAATTTGATTTTCCTGCAAGCTTTTTTTTAATAAAAAGAAGGGGTGGAACCTTCCTTTTCCATCTACTTCTCTTTGCCAAGCACTTTCCGCATATCTTGTTTAAGTGCTCGCAAAGCCCTCAAAACATCATACAGCTTTTTCAGTTCTTCTTCTTTCATGACTATTTCTAGTTTAACTTCCGCTTCTGCTTCTTTCATGTCTTTACCTCCTTTCAAGTTTGATTGTGCCGAAAACTGCTTGATATCGGTTGATATCCAACTGCTCCAACATACCTGCCCTTTCCAAAGATTTTATTAAAAGATATGATCGTTGCAGATTAAAATCATACTTAATTGCCAATTGATCGCACGAGAAACTGGTGTTGGGCGAGTATGGATTAAACAAAACTTTGTTTGCAAAATCCATAGTGCGTTGGCAATCCCTTTCCCATAATTGTTGTTTGTTCATTTTATCGTCCCACCACGAACAGAAGGTTTTCCACATTGTTTATCTGCCAAGCCAGCGTGCTTGCCACTTCTTCACTACTGGCATCCACAATACAACCCATTCCATCGTGGAATTGTTGCCACCTGTTTCCTTCATCACCATATTCGTAGTAATCCCAGCCAGTTATGCTCCCCAAAAGACGAGTCACATTCTCGTATTTGTTGTGCGGGTCATACTCTGCTTCTGCCTTTTTCACAATCTCCAATGCTTGTTCTTTTGTCATCACGGTTCCTCCTTTGTTGTTTCCACCCTATATCTGTTTGTTTTGTTCTTCGAGTTTTTCTGGTGAAAGACTCTTACACTTTTCGACCAACTTTCCCAGTTGCTCGGTTGCGGAAAAACGATGAAGAAGTTTTTCTGCCACTACAAAAGCCCCCACATATTCGTGGGTACTATAATCTTCGTGATTATGATCGATCTGCCACCTTTGTTCTATCCACAAGTGCTTTTGGTTTTTCTCGGCTTCGGGGGGTTCCTGCAACCATCCCCAATGAACGCTGATATCTTTTACATTTTCAAACTCGTATCCAGTCAGTTCCTTGATTAGTCGGGATGCATTATATGCATCGTTCTGAACCTCTGCTGATGATGTTGTAAAATCCTTCATCTTTTCGGCCAACTTGATTAACGCCCACACTTGATCGCAGTTCATAGTTGCCCCTTTGATTTGTAAATGAAATACATAAGATCGAGCGGAGTCAGATGATCTGCCGATATCACCTTGTTCCCCACCTTCAGCTTGATGTTCGTTTTCTTCTGCTTCTGTTTCTGCTGTTTCTTTTTCATACTCTTTCTCCTTTGTTGCATCCACTCTACGAAATTTTTTTGAAAGAATAAAGAATTTCAAGTGAAAGACTCTTTCAGTTTTATGTGCTTGACGACCCTTGAAGATTTTGGTAAAAAAGCGGACGATGGGGAGCACCATTAAAAAAAATCAAATTCAAGAGCAGATACAACTGCTGCGAATAATCTTATTTTGGAAACGAATTGAAATACTTTGGGCGGAAATTAAACTAGCAATAGCTTTTTGCCGGATGGTGTAATGGTAACACTGGTGACTTTGGATCACCCTTTCTAGGTTCGAATCCTAGTCCGGCAGTTGTTGAACATCAAAGAGTTACGGGCGGGACATTACCGAAAAATAACTCCTTAATAATTAGGGAGTTATGAACGCTGGTATATGGGGCTTATGTAAATCCTTAAGCATCAATCAAACATATGTGGGCGATTGTCATGAGTGCTTCGTCCAATGTTTCAAAGTCGCCCCTTGGCATGCTGTCAAAGAACGGACTGCCATTTATTTCATCGGTATACAACTCTTCAAGGAACCATTCATCCTTCTCCCCGTCATAACCCAGTTCAAAACTTTCTCCGATCAGATAGTTTTGCATGAGGGAATTCCTGCCTATTCCTCCCAGTTCCACCTTGTATCCTTTGAGGAATTTTTTTATATATTTAGAATAGTCGGGCATATGCCTTGGGTATGTTTTTCTATTAGACTGGTTTGACCTTTATTGCAATAAAATTATTATCTTTATTTTACTATTACGAAGCTTTGGTGTTGCTCTCCATTGTAAATGAATGTCACCACATCCCTGCCGGTAAAGTCTTCTTCAATGTTCACAAATTCTGTTTGTTCTTGGGGTATCAGTTCGCCCCTTACAATCACATAGGGTTTGCGTTCGTGCATCATCAAACTCATCTCCAACTCTGCTCGTGCTTTGGTGGTTCTTTTGCTCATATCATTTGCAAGTCACCCATCGTCCTTTTCTTTTCATTTGAGCTGTGTGTATGTGTCGCCGTTGTTTGTTAAAATCTTTTATATCATAATATCCATCTTCGTCCCAGTGAATGCACATTCTTTCCAAGTCTCCCTTTGTTTCAAAATACAAAGTGTCCTCACAATCATCATCGTGACAAACAATCCTGTATTTTGAACGGGGCGTTTTGGCGTAGTCATCACCTTCGTCGGGATCTCTGCTCAGTACGCGTCCGTATGTATAACGCTTCTTTTTCACGCGGTCACCCCCGCTGTCATATGGTCAATGGTGTTTCGGGCATCTTTCTCGGCATCATCGCCGTAATATCCCCCGCAACTTTCCACCACATCTTCTCCCTTTTTGATAACATAAGCATAAACATCTCCGCTGATATATTTGTCATATATCTCCACTTCACTTCGCAGAATACCCTTCACCTTTTCAATCAAGTTTTTGGTCACCTTTTTCACGCCAAACCAACTGCGAATCTTCTCATAAGTGGTGTAGATGCAACCGACCATACCGCTGTCCCAGGGGCAACTGAATCCTGTGGTGTTCATCGTGATGTTGCCGTGGTCATAAAGGTAAAGCGGAAGAGCAACCACATCTCTCCTTCTGCCTTCCAGTATGTCCAACACTTCCTCCCTGTCGGCCATATGCTCGTCCCCAAGGTTGTATCTTGTGTGACGACAAAGCATATTGCCAAGGTTTTCATCCTCTCTCGGATTGATAGGGTGGTCATCCTGTTCAATAAGGATGGTGTAATCTTTATATTCTATTGTTTGGCTCATATCTTTGTTCTATCAATTATTATCAAAATGTAAAGCAAAATCAGCAACGGCTGATAACATTTCTTTCACCTTTCTTATCATTGATTTCAATGCATTCTTGCAGGTTGAATGCCAGCGTGTAAGGACAACAAGTCTTAAACATTTCAAAATCAAAGTCGGCCACCTCGTTCACATAAAACACTTTGCCATCGGCGTGACTTTTGTAGCACCAGTCTTTCTTTCCTCTGTCGGGTGTGTTGCCAAAACCCCGATACACTTTCAGACTGCGATGATCAAAGTCGAAGATGTAGCTCCATTCGCAAAACAATCCATCCTTGTAAAACTTGCCCCCATCCAACATTACTGGACGATCAAAGCCCCAATCCATTTCAAACACACCTTTGTGTGCTCCATAAGCATCTTCATTCTTTACAAATTCAATCCGATCAAAGAAACTTTTAAGTTCTTCCACATTGTGAAGCAAACACTTTTCAAACACTTCCATACCCAATCCTGTGGGATGGCTGTCGTGATGGTTATACCATCCCCGTATCTTTTTATCTTTTTTATATCCAACAAATCCCCTTGTGCTCATTTGTCTCCAATCTTTTTTAGTTGTTCCAATTTGTCCAGAATAAAATCAAAACTATGACAAGGGCATATCCCTTGCACATCCTCGCCCCTGCAAGGATTCAGTTTGCTCTCTCGCAAATCCCGCAACTGCTCCATAATGTTTTCCACCTTGGTGCTTAACTTGCTCATTTCTGCTCCAGTAGTATGTAACCCAACTGATTAAAAGCAGTTCGATAAGCATTCAGCAAATTATTTGCATCCACCACATCAATCGGCTCTTGCGTTTCCGTAATTTCAAAGGTGCTTAACTTTTCGTTTTCTCTGTAAATGCCGTAGCTTTTCATTCATCCTCCTCGTATCTTCCTGCCATATCATCCAAATCAATCTGATTGATTGTGCCGAATAATGGGTTATCCAGCTTGTCCATGAGTTCATCCAGTTTGTTTTTCATTGTTTATTGGTATAAGGAATTCTTTTCAAAATGTCAATTCAATTCTTTTTCAAATGTCGGTAAGGATTCTGGGTATCCACAATCTTGTTATTCTTGGGATCGTTCCTTATCTCTTTCTCGCTTTGCCTGTCCGGTGCTCCTATCAAATATCCCAACACTCCTCCTCCGACCATAGTCACCGCCCACATTCCACCTCCTCCTCCGCACACGCTTCCCACAATCATGCCCACGGCTATATCATTGATGGCTTCACCATCCAGGCTGAACAACTGCGTTTCCGCCCTCAAGGGCAGGGATAAGGTTAATAAACAAAAGATTATATATTTTATATATTTCACGGAATCACAATGGGTTGCCCAGTGAAAGGATCAAACAACACTTCTCCTCGTTGCAATTTCATGCTACTCGGATCAAACTGAAAAGGGCTATACGGACTCTTTACCATGTTGCCCTGTCGAATACCCAAGGCGGGACGATCACCTGCGGGCGTCACCTGCGATTGATATCTTTGATATGGATTTTGTGTATTCACAACTTTATCATAACTTCCTTGCTGATGGTTATGGTTGGCGGTGGCCACCGCATTCATGGCGGCTGCTCCCATCAATGCTCCGACCAACTTGGCATCGCTACCCTTGCTGACCATAGGAGCAATCAGCATACCCAACAATCCTCCCATAGCCGTATCGGTGGGAACCCCGCTACCGCTCCCAAAGCTGAATAGCTGGGCGTGTAGGTTGCCAGTTAATAGTATGGTTAAGAATAGCAGTTTTTTCATATGGTTATGGATTGTTTTCAATCTCCTCGATTGCCCAGCGAACATAATCCAAGGGGGTTGCATTATTGTGTTCGCCAGATTGTTTGTCTGCCTCTACCATATCCTTAACACGCTGTTCCAAATCTGCCAGAATGTCGTTTTTCATATGGGCATAATCGTCCAGTTCAAACACTTTTCCAGTTCCTGCTGGCTTGGTTTGATCCAGTTGACCATAGATTCAACCGCTTCGGGCGTGATGCTTTTGTGCAAGCTGATGGTATCGCCTTCGCTGTTGGTGCTGGTCAATAACGCCATACCTGCAAACGGTTGGCTACTGATTCCCCACTTGAAGTATTTTTGGTGTTCGGGGTCTTTGAGCAGTCCTTCATCATCCAGTATCAAGTCAAAGCGGGTGCGATCCAATGCAAGCGAAGTGATGGTGATGCAAGTGCAATTCAGCATATTGTAAAGGGCATCAATGCCTGTGCTTGTGTTCACCTCCCGCACACTTTGGGCAAAAGGATCAATCAGTATGGCTCGGATTTTTTTGTTTTTCATTGTTTATTGTTTTACCAAATTTTTTTCAAAATGTAAAGAAAAAAATGGGCTTTATCCTTTTTGGGCTAGTTCAGCTTCAGCTTCTTCCTCCTCCTCTCTTTCCGCTTTATCCTCCTCATAAGTGTTGATGCCCAATTCTTCGCAAAGTTCATCCGGCACAAGCTTATGATCTTCATAGCATTCATCCTCCACCTCGCCATCAGGATAAAAGTGGTATACGCCAAAGAACGCATATCCTTCATCCATATAACTGACCCGAACAATCTTGTCCAGTTTCTTAGCCAGTTCCCGCAGGGCCGGTTCAGGTGGGGCCCACGCTGTTTGAAAATAAAGACATTCGACGCCGTCATCAATGCGGTAGAATCTGTTCTCATAGGTGTTCCACTTGGTTCCCCAATTCGCCACACTCCAATCATACCAACTTTTCGCACCATATAGTTCCAAGCATTTCTTTTCCATCATCTCCTGCTTTTCCCGCATCCGCTTTTCCTGCAGGGGTGTGCGTGTGCGGGCTAGGTATTTAATATTCCCATACTTGGTGCTTTGTTCAATAAGCTTGGGCATTGGCACAATCTTGTTCAAATCCAGTCCACTTCCCTTCTCGCCAAACTGATTCACTTTCATCAGATAAGGACGCAATAGCTTCTTAATATTCTTTTCGCCTACGATGCTTAAAAGGTTGGGGGTATGGTTGGGCATATGTTTTTCCTAGATGATTTTGTAAAGAATGTAAAGATTATTCCTCCATCATTGTTAACAACTCGTCCACCGCCCCTTGTTGGGTGCTTCCGAATCCCACCAAACCTTCCTCTTTGCCCTCCAGCCACGCCATCCAATCCCAACTGCGAATGGGGGTTGGGTTGCCTGTTTGTTCGGTGAGTATTTTCATATGATTTCGTAAGTGTTGGTTCGTATCCTGCGAAGTTTGCCCTGCCGTTCCAAAAACTTAACAATGGTATAGGTGCGAATCAGATTGCCTCCGATAACAGCAAACGCATCCTCCAGCCGGAACGGAAGCCGAAACTCTGTCACGGCTTGGCAATCCGCATCCCATTTCAATTTGCGAGCATCAGTTGTTTCATTCATAAAAAAAGATATAGGGAATTATTTCGTAAATGTAAAGATTATATTTATATTATTTTTCCAGCTCTTTTTCCAGTTTCACAGGGGGTTGACCCATCCAGCGTTCGGGCTTGATATGGCTGAACCAATCTTGGATGCTGGGTATGCGTCCCATATCTTCCAATATATGCTGTTCCCCGATGAAACGAACAGGAACCTTGCGACCATCGCTGTTGGTGATTGTCGTGCCGAAAAGACGCTCGGCAAGAAAGATTCCCTCGGCGTGGTGACGCAGAGCACGATGACGAAAGTCCGCATACATCTTTTTGCTTTCATCAAACCAGTCGTGGATGGCTTGATAATCCTCCACTCGTCCACCATACTTGCGAACGCTACTGACGCTGTGATGATAAGGGTGTGCCATAGTTTCTCCTTTAAGTTAAATCGTATTCCTCGTATTGGGTTTCTTGGATATAATTGTTGTGTGCCATTGTGATGGTTTTATCCTTCACATCAAATATGATTTCACCATATCCACCCTCGTTGTTGTAGAATCCTCCTTCGTGATTTTCAATCTCTTCCCACGCAAACTCGTCCACCGCATCCCGTATGCTTTTGCCACTCTCCATTGTTTCATCCAAAAGCTCGCTTCGACCAGATGGCTCGGTGGTCACATCATCGGTCTGACCGCTATCTCCGCTTCCGCTGTAATGAACGACCAGTTTGGTGATTTTGAACATCTCCAATGTCTTGAAAAGTTCGTTGCGGAAATCACCATTCTCTGCTTCTGTTTTTCTGCCTCTTGCCATATAACCCTCCTAGATAATTTTAATATAAATGTCAATACAAAAAAGGGTTAGTATCCTCCCCCCTTTTGCTTCCCCTAACTAGAGAAGTTCTCCCACCACACGCCAGAACGCATAGGTGCTGTCGTTCAGTCGGCGGATACGCACTTTCACGCCCAGCACCCGTCCGTAGTGATATACCAGCGGAACGATTCGGGCATAATACTTGGCGGGGAACATCACACGATCACCGATTCCCATACGACCAAGAATCTTGCGAACAGGGTTATTCTTTTTGCGGGATGGCATCTTGATGCTTCCCTTTTCAATACTCAATTTGACTTGCATGTTTATCTCCTTGTTAGGGGTGATGGGCTGAACCTTCTGTCACTCGACTTCTTGGTTCTTCCCTCTCACGCAAACTGGTGTAGTGGATTTTGAAAATAATTGCAAGACATTTTTATCAAAATCTTTTTTTGGTGGATCAATTCTTTTCAAAATGTCAAGCATATAATAAGAAATTTTTTTGCTTGATCTTTTTTTAAAGTTCCTTTATAACCAAACGTGCAGGGCAGATACTGTTTGCGGTTGCTGAAAAGGTATGGTGCCTCGGCATTAATACCGTTCCTTGCAAAATAATTAACGGGAAAGGATAAATAATTTAAAATGATAGCAAGCATAATCGGATATGTTTTGGTGGGTTATCTGGTCAGTGCTTTTGTGAGCGTGGCATTTGGTGTGGCCATGAACCGAGCCGAACACGAAAAATTTAGCAAAGAATAATTGATTCGTTGGGGGGCAGGGTTAATATTGGCAGATGCCCCACTATCCTTATGACCTGCCCGATCCGGATGACATTCCGCAAGAACAGATAAACGAATACTATCTGAGTAAGTATGGTGGCATGGATGTGAACAAAGGCGATAAAGATGATGATATTACCCAAGAAGAAATGGATAATATTGACAGATTCTTAAGAGACTTTGATAATAAACATTATCCGCCCAACGGCCCAGAAGATTTTATATTTTAAAAATACGCTTTCCCTGGGAAGGTTTGTCTAATAGACCGGATAGTTGAATTTTTGGTCCGACCGGAAATTATTTCGACACATTCCCTATTCAGTATCGGTAACACTCCGCATTGTTTTTCCATGGCTTCATTGTGATCATGTAGTTCATCCTGTTGACGATGTGATAACCTGCGGTGATGACCAGCTTGCCATCGCAGTCCACGATTGTCCAAACATGATCCACTGGAGTATCCAATACTTTTGTCACATCCTTTCCATAGGTTTCATAAAGGATATCTCCATCTTTGTTTTCAATGGGAATGTATTTCTTTTCAAATGTGCTGTAGCTTTTGATTTTCATTGGCTGAACTCCGCATTTTGAAACTGCTGAACATAGTTCTTGCTCAGTCCCCAGTCGTTGATGAACCGAAGGTCGCAGCTGTCCTCGTAGGTTCGTTGCAGTTGGGATATGGGATATATGCTGTATTCATTGGCACGAGCTTCGCTTAATTGTTGTTCACTTTCAATCAGATAGATCTTGTGGCATCCATCATAAGCGAACATCTTTGCGTTTGTGGTTTTGTTGTTGATTCTCATTTTACCTCCTCCATTTCTTCGGTGTAGCTGTCTTCATAACCAAATGCTTCGGCTGCATCCTCGGGATGTTTTCGCAGATAGTCAATCCTTTTCTGCACCAGATCCAACAGATAGTCTGGGGGTATGGCATCAAACCTGCCGATTGGGGTTTGCACCTCGAACCTTAATACCGAAACATAATTAACTATTCTCATGTTCCTCCTCACATATGGTAGGAACCTTTTGGTTCCTTCTGTTCCTCGAAGTCAAATGCCACCACATCTTGAAAACGAACACAGTCTCCAAGATATGCGAGTAGTTTGTCGTAGGCATCCTCTTCGCTGTTTGCTTCAATGGTATCCTTGAATGATACAAGGTATTTCTTCATTTTAGTATCTCCTTTGCGTGGGTGATGTATTCGTGGCTTTCCATGAGGGTATCCTCAAAGTGTCGGGTGCGACAATCATAAGGGGTATCCTCGTCTGCTTGGCACATCATTTGGCCCAGCAGTTCCACACACCGCTCCAGTTCTTTTTTATAATTTATTTTCATATAATCTGCCACGCTCCCTTGCCCACTTCATATTTGTATCCCAGTTCGGTTGCCTTGGATTTGGCTTCCTTGAGGGTTTTGTGTTTGCTGGTGATAACCCCATTGACACTGTTGAGTCGGGTCATGATCCATTTGCCATGCAATTTCATGATAAGGGCAGGTTCCTCGTTTCCGTATTTCATCTTTGCATCTCCTTTTCTTCCCTGCGAAGTTCCATGATATCCTTTCGGATAACACTGGCAGGCATATAGTGGAACAGGCAAGTCAATATTTCATCTGTGGAGCTGTTGAGCCAGTCCTGCCAGACATATTCCTGCTCCTCCTCGGGCAAGCTATGAATGTATTCGTAGGCGTTTTTGAAACGCTTCTTCATGCATCCCCGTAATCTTTGTCAGCCACCTTGTCTCTGGGTATGCGGAGCTTGGTTCGCACCACGCTGGCACACAGATCAAGGTCACTGCTCTCGATCATTTCATCCAATACGCAACTGCTGATGAGCTTCTTGGCTGTATAAACATCCTCATCAGTCACATACTGGTTAGGTTCCGTTATGTCCAACACCGCCCGCTCCAACACCGCTTTGAGTAGCCGAGCGGGAGGGTCGGTCACGATTCGTTCTTCTTGGTTAATCATCATGGGACGACCCTGCCAAGATTTTGACAAAAAGTCAAGAATATATTTTATAATAATTCCTTCCCCCGCCGGTCATTGACCGACCCTGCTCCGACAAACACGACGGAACAATGAAACTATTTCTGGGCAAACCATCACATGATGATTTGACGGGGGAAAGAACTGGAAGGGATAGTAAAGTAACCGAAACCAAAGTCAAGCTAGTCGATCAATTCTTCAAGCTTTTCAAGCAGCGAGTCGGCGGCAGCGTCATCGGTTTCGTATTCGTTGCGAGCTTCTGCCAATACTTTCTGGGATAGTCTGTCGTCCAACAGAACAATGTAACCAATAAGCTGGAGAAGCTGCTTCTCTTCTTTGCTGAAATCTTCCACATATATATGTAGTATATTTTATATTATTTTTTTGGTCGCCGGATCCTGAACCTGATTTTGGGTTTCGGTTTATAGTTCATACGACAGCGGATACATGGTCTTGGCATGATATATTTTTATCAAAAACGAATCAACCTGTCAACAATGTCCCGGGAAACTCTTCCCGGGCACCGGGTCAGAATTCAAGGAGCGCGTACTCGAAACCAAATCCAAGCAGGATAAACGTAAAGACGCGACCATACTCGTAGGTGTGATAACTGATGTTGGTGCGCAGATCCAGATCCAGTCCGTAAGTGATACCGTCGTAAAGTTCATCTTCACCCACGCGGCGGCCCACCACACGAAATGGATGGGACCAGTTTACTTGTCGGTGATATTTGGATTTCCCTTTTGCCATGGTATTTTATCCCCGTATTTCAGCCGCACATAAACATACTCCGGATTCAAAACGGGATTGCCGTGTGGATCCGAATAGGTGCGGTGCAGCAGATCATATTTGTATCCGTGGTCGGTCAGCAGGTCGTAAATGTCTTGTGCTTCTTTAAAACCTTTTGGCTTTTGTTTCAGTTCCTCAAAGTCATCCAGTCCCCAGAATTTGGTGAAGTATGTTTTGTAGATGCTGTCTACAATGTCACCAAACTCATCCATTTACTGGGCCAGATAACCCTGTGTTGCCTGCACACAACCATCCGCGATTGCGTTGAGCACCTTCAGGGCCAGTGCCGGATCACCGTTGATTTGGCGGAACAAATTACCGTACACATCGGTCAAGCTACTTGCGAAGTTTGTCCAATGCGTTTTCTCGGGCAGGAAGTTGGCCACAGCTTTGTCCAGTTCCTCGGTCGTGGGAACATTTCCTTTGCTTAGGGCACGAACCACGTTGGCCACGTCATGAATCATCTTGGCTTTTTCAGCACGATCTTCGGGACTGACAGCGGCTTCAAGCACGGCAGTGCAGGCAAGTGTCACAGCCGGTTTGATGTAAGGAAGAGCTTGTTCCACTTTTTGAGCGGCTGTTGAGGTGGTGCCTCCCGTGCTTTCACCTCCAGTATTGGTGTTATTGGTTGCGCAGGCAGCCAGCATGACTGCCGGAATTAGGGCAAGGAATGATTTGTTCATATAATGGTATTTACCACACCTTTTGGCAAAGCAACCATTCTTGCCAAAATAAAATATATAATCTTTTTTATTTCGAAACTTGCTTAAGTTCCCGCAACAACTCAAGCATAATGCCAACGTCTGCCCCGTTATCAATCAAAAGCTGGGCATCGGCGGGTATCGCATCAATAGGTTTAACACTGCTGGCATCATACATTTTGTTCTTGATGCCCTGTTTCACATCTATATGTATCTCACGGACACATAATATTTCAAGAAAAATCTGTTATTTTTTATATTTTTATCGATACATACTGCCCCGACTGCGTTTACCATCCACATTCTTGGTGTTGTATTCGTGGCAACGTGTTGGATTCAGTCCCAGTGCCCGCATCACACTCTTCCATCCTTCTCCATGTCCATCGTCTCCAAACACTTTGTAAGCAATCAGATGTGCCACTTCATGCGGGATGGTATCATTCATGAAGTCTTCCAGATTCTCTTTGCACAGTTGCTCGTTTAGTTGGATGCGCCACTGACCCAACCATGCACGTCCGGCCGTGCTGCCACACACCACCCATTCGATTTTTGGAAAATCAAACTCGGCGTTGTATTCCTCGTTCAATTCCTCCAGAACCTGCCACACTTTGTGCGTGGCTCGTTCCTTCATGGCCGTCACATCAAGCATCGGGCTTGGCTCCCCAATCGCTGTTCCAATCATCGTCCAGCTTCTTTGGCTCCTCCATATAGCTCATCAGCTTGTATGCTTGATACATCTTTTCCATATCATTAAGGAAATGGTTGATGCCATCAATGGTTTCTTTATCAAATTCCGCCAGCACTTTTTTCTCAAGGATTTTGCTCAATCTATTTTTCATGGAACGAGCTTGCCGAATTATTTGCAAAAAGTCAAGAATATATTTTATAATAATTTACTCCCAGTCGGGATTGAACCGACAGTCTTCGCGGTGAAAGCACGATGTGTTAACCAATTACACCATGGGAGCAAAATGAGCCAGAGACAGGATTCGAACCTGCGTGTCCTTTCGGATCCGGTTTACAAAACCGGCGCAATCGACCACTATGCGACTCTGGCATAAATTTTACTGCTCGGGTAGGATTCGAACCTACGATGGGCACATTAACAGTATGCTGACTTACCGCTTGTCGACCGAGCAAATTGGGCAGAAGTGGATTCGAACCACTGAAGGCGTAAGCCAAGAGATTTACAGTCTCCCCCGTTTGGCCACTTCGGTATCTGCCCATAATCATATATAGCTTAAAGTTATTAAATTTTATACAACTTTCAAGCTAAATATACTTATGGATAAGAAAGTCCTCGAATCATTGGTTGAACAAAGATTGTCTTCATACAAAATAGCCAAACTGATTGGTAAAAGTCAGACAGCAACCAGATATTGGCTAAGAAAATATTCGCTAAAAACAAAAGGAAGAAATAGCGCATTTAAAGAAAACAATAAAACATATAAAATTTGTGCACAATGTAAGGAGAAAAAAGAAGTTAACAAACATAATTTTTATGTAGAAAAGAATGGAAAGTTTCATCCGTGGTGTAAAATTTGCAATTGTAAACGCACTTTTAAAAGACAAAAAATGTTAAAGCAACAATGTTTGGAATACAAGGGAGGTAAATGTGTTTCCTGTGGGTATAGCAAATATTTTGGTGCATTGGAGTTTCATCATCTTGATAAGACCAAAAAAGAATATGCTATCTCCGATCTTAAAAATTATAATTTTGAAACATTAAAACAAGAATTGGATAAATGTGTAATACTTTGCAGTAACTGTCATGCCGAATATCATGGTGGAATAATTGAACTGGGAACACCCGGGGTTGAACCGGGAATTGGCAAATTATGAGTTTGCTGTTATACCATTTAACTATGTTCCCTTTTACCTCCGGTTGGATTCGAACCAACATCTTGCCCAAATCTAGAGCGGCCACCTTATAAGAGTGGGGTTTTGACCAGTTAAACTACGGAGGCGAAACCTCGCTACTCCGTTTTGCCTATTCGATTATCGTGCTTGAAAGGGGGCTTCCACTTGTAATCTTTCCACATCTTCAACTTCAACTGCTGTTTGGCTTGTTGTAATGCTTTCTTCTTCATTTTCTTTGAACGCATTCTTGCTTCCTCCACCACGCATTCCTCGTTCACTTTTGCGGTGAAACGCTTGATGGCTCGGGCAAAGCTTTCATTGTTTTGCCTGTCCCTTTCCGTCACATTGTATACGGCACGATCTACCATGTTTTGTTATTATTATATTGGGATTGTTTGATTGTCAATTTGTTTTCAAAATCAAAAAGGTATTGCTCGGCCACAAACTTTTGAGGGATGCGGATTCGAACCGCACCCCCCTCACCCCTCGCGGGGATTCTATGAGCTAACACCAGTTCAAGTTGCCGATAGCGTTGCCAAGCGGGTCGGCAGGTTTTCAAACCTGCTCCCCCTCGGCCACCTCACCCTCCACCGCAGGGTCATCTCCCGCCTCATCGCCCTTCTCGTTGAGTTGGGCGAGGCTGGCTTTGCCAGCATCGGTGAGCTTGTAGACTGCTTCCTCACCCCGACCTTCCTTCATCACTTTGCCCTCTCGGATGAGTTGTCGGATGATGAGATAACCCCGCTGAACATTCCCATCAACCGCATTGGTCACATCGGTTTGCTTGATGGGTTCGGCAAGGGCGAGAACCTTTTTCAAATCCTCTTGCCAGCGAACCTTGCGAGGGTCGATTTGAGCAGGGGCGGTTCCGTCATTCACCCGCACCGCATTGTCCAGATCGAATCCGTTGTGTCCGAGGCGAAGTTCCACATTGTAGAGCTTGCCGTAGCGGTTCTTGGTGCTGTAAATCACCCGCACATCCTCGTCGGTCACACCCGAACGCATCATAAAGTTTGCGTCCACGGCGTGAGGAATGAGCGTCGAACCCCGATAGTTGTTGCTCTTGGTGACGTGAAGAACCAAGCCCAACACGCATTCGGTTTTCTTGGCACACTTGATGAGTTCGTGGAGACAATAGCTTTCCTTCTCCCGAGCATTCATCTTCTTGGTGGTGGTGAGACATTGAAAGCTGTCCACAACCATCACGTCCACTTGCTCCATCAGTTCGATAACCTTGTCCACATCGGTTTGGATTGCCAGATTCACATCCTTCAACCCGAGACGGCGACAAGTGAATGCCAACATCTCACGGCTTTCCTCACCCGAGATATAGGCGGTCTTGATTCCCACCTTGGTCATATTGTTCAGCATTTGAAGGAGGAAGGTGGTCTTGCCAAGTCCCGCCCCCGCTGCAAGTGTGAACACCATCGAGGGAAGCAAACCTTCGCCCCCAAAGATTTTGTCCAACATCTCGTTGCCAGTTTTCAACCGCCGATTGAAAAGATCGGGGATGGCAATCTCGCTGACCTTGGTCAGATTGGTTTCGCTGTGAGCGAGGTTCATCACTCCCCCGCTTGCTGGTTTCGTATCTGTCTGGTTATTGGTGTTGCTCATAGTTTGCCCATTAGATCAGATTCTTTGCAAAATAGCAAGAAAATAAATTATATATTTTTGGGGTGGGATTGGATATTGGAAGAGCTAATAGCCAGCATTAGCCGACTTTATGCATGAAGATGGGAGTGTAATCACCCACATATGCACCTTCCACATTGAATCCAAAATACTCCTCTGCCTCGGTGTTGTTCATATCCTTTTCCAAAATGCGAATGCACTTGGCTCGGTCATAGATGGCCACATTCTTGCCACCGCAACTGCAACCGATTCCAAGGAACGCCCCGTCAAAACCATCGGCCAGCAGGATATTGTTTGCTTCATCAGGATAATACTCCTCGATAAAATTCTCGATCATTTTGCGGGTGGGATTTTTTTGCTTTATCTTTTTCATTTCTTCTTTCTGCCAGTAATCTTGTACATATTCAAGTACTGGCCATTAAGGTTCACGATCTCCACCTCTGCATACTTCCGCCGATACACGGTATCGGCCAGCAGAATTGGATCTTCACAATAGTAGGCATCTCCATTGCGATTGAATACTCGCCATAGTCCCTGTCCCACGCTGACAACATTCTTCAGCTTGCTTCGTAACTTGGCTGTCATTCTCACACTGGTATCCTCCTTTTGTTTTGTCTGGGGAGATTCAATCAGATCCTGCTTTTTCTTGCAAGCTTTTTTTTGCAAATTTTTAGACCTCTTTCGCATAACGTTGTATTTATGATATTTATGAAGAAAAAAACTTTATATATTTTATATTTTGCCCTGAGCTTAATATGGTTTCAGGGGGCCGGTCCTTGGTTTCAGGGGGCCGGTCCTGGATCCAGGAGGGATGCCTAACTGGTTCCCGGAGCGGCTCCGGCGTCCGCAACTTATGAGCTGTGTGAAAACGGGGACTGAAAGAGTCTTACAGTGCGCGTGGATTGCGGCGAGGGTTGCGGTGGAGTGGTGTTGCGGATCCTACCGGACTGGCGGAGCTGGGATACGGGAGCTGAAGAGCTTGAAACTTTTTATAAATTATATTCGGGTACGGATCTCTTCCACGAAATTGATCGCTTCCCGGCGCACAAGCCATGGCCAGGGCCACCCGTTATAATCCAACAGCACGGCGTAATGTTCGCTGTTGCTGACACCTGTTATCCTGCCCCAATGCCGCTCACCATCGTCGTCCAGGAAAGTCACCTGGCGGCCGACGTTAGCCTCCATACCTTCCATGATTTGTTTTTCCTGCTCAGGGTCCTGGTTGCTCACGTGTTATTTTTTCCCCGTTAAATGTATTTTGCTGGGGCGTGCACTGCCGGAATGTTTTCCTAATAGAGCAATCAGCCGGTCAGACAAACCTGCCCGTGGGCGAGATGAAACTGCAGCGGAGGGTTCACCTGCACCAGTCCGGTCGTTCCCCGGCGCCTGCAGCATCTGCACGACCTCATCGATCCGCATGGCATTGCTCAACCAGCTTTCCCGTCCCCATTTCATTCCCTGAAGCATGCTCAGGGCCGCCTGAATCTTTTCACGGTCATTCATAAATTATATAAAATCTTTTTTTTAAATATTACCTTCCGCTGGGGAAATAGGAGGAACCACTATCCTTGCGGTCGGAATGCATGGGAACTATGACAACCCGTGCACTCACGGAAGATAATAAAATATTATTACTTCTTGTGCTTGCCGTTGATGTTGATCGCGCTGGTCAACACCTCGGGGCTGATGTCCGGAAGACCGATTCCGGCACTCAGCTGCTCACGCACCTGCTGCACGTTCAGTCCCTGGCGCAATAGCTTCAGCGCGGGGCGGCTGATGTATTGGCTGCGGAACTCAGCGGGCTTGGTGCTCAGGTATCCGCTGCCTGCGGTCCGGGTAGCGCCCGTGATCAGGCAGATCAGCTTGGCGGTTTTTCCTTCACTCTTGCGACCCCGACGGGTTTCGGTTGATGTTGCATTCATATTGTTATTTTCTCCAGTTGTATTCTTTTCAGAAAAGCCAACAGTTGCAGCACTCGCTGCTTTGCCTGATGGATTCTCATCCAGATATGTGATAGTCATGTATTCTTATATAAATGATTTTGATAACAACACAAGTTCTTTTTTAAATAAAAAGCTTAAAACGTTGATATTCAACACTATTAATTTTTAAAAAACTTTATATATTTTATATATATCTCCAACACACGTGCTGGGAACAGATGCATCTCCTGGGAAAACAGCTCTATTAGACATGTTTGCCTGCTGGAGCTGCAGCGCGGTGGTTTGCCCGGGGATTACCGGGGCAGCAGCTGCAGGTTGTCCCGTTTGCTAAGATGCAGCAGACGTTTCTTTAATTTGGATACGGCCGTCATTTCAAGTTGACGAACACGTTCCCGGGTAACCCCCAACTTTCCTGCCAGTGTTTCCAGTGTGGGGATGATATCCGGATCATCAAAACCAAAACGGGCCCGCAGTATGGTCTGAAGACGCGGCGGCAGTTCCTTTATCAAATTATGAATCACCATTATTTCCTCCGGGCCAAATGCTGGCGCTTCAGCGGATGGATCTGCCAGATCCATGGGACTGGGCTCGCCGGTTTCAGGATCGGTTGCACCGTCAATGTTCACGCGCTGCGCAGCACGGCTGAACGTGCGTTGTGCCATGGAGCTGAGATGCTGATCATCCTCCATTATCCCGTGGCCCAGCTCCGCCTCAATTCCATGTTTTTCCCGGTGTGCCCGGGCCAATTCATCGTTGAAACGGTACGGTACATTCACCACGTGTGTGTTTTTTTGAATGAACCGGCGAATGTGATGCTTGATGTGATAGGCGGCGTAAGTGCCGAAGCTGGCTCCCCGTTTCCTCTTCCATCGACGGGCCGCAGTGTATAGCCCGGGAGTTCCGGCCATGACCAGGTCATCGTGCTGGTATCCTGCCGGAGGATAATATTGGTGGGCCAGGTGTATCACCAACTTCATGTTGTGAAGCACCAGTTTGTCCAGGCACCGGCGGTCCCCTTTTTTGTATCTCCTCTGGTACCGTTCCACCAGGATGTCCGGGAGCACCTCCAGATCCGCCACTTTGATGCCAATCATTGTCATATGTTTTAAGACAAAGACTGGGAATTCATGTTCAACCTATTCTTTTCTTATAAAATCTTTCAGTTTCAAATATGTCCAAAATAACCCCAGAAACAACAGTCCCACTGTCCATATCAGAAGCACTATGGATCCCCGGAACAACAGGTGGCCCAGGATCCTCAATGTTTTCATAATACCCCAAACACCTTCAGGAACACGCATATGCCCAATGTGGCACTGACCAGGTTGCCCAATGTACGTATCACCTCCAGTTTGTGGTTGTGATGATCAATCCAGATTTCGAACGGATCGCGAAGTTTGGCCAGTTTCCTTAACCGCTTTCGTTCTTTTTTACTGAGCTCGGGCACGTCCATGTATTTGTAATATTTCATTGGCAACCTTCCGTATCCACCACAAGCGTGGTGCCCGGTTTGCAACTGCATCCATAGGTACGATGCAATGTTTCCAATTGCAGCTTTAACCTTTCATTTTCCTGTTCCAGACTTTTGATTAGATCATTGAGCCGCTGGAACTCTTCCGCCATGTTCATCATAATAATTTATCTTATCATACCATTCTTTGTTGTCCACACATCCTGGAAAAACATGCCCCCCATGGAACAACGTTTCTAATAGAGAGGATAGTTGAATTTTTGGTCCGGGCAAAATTTGGAAAAATTATTCTAATAGGATAAATATTTTAATGGGAAAACGATTAATAGAAAAGGACTTGTTGAATAAGAGGTATGGTAATTTAAGCATTAATAAGCTGATTAAAAGAAATGGGCATGGTCAACTTATAGTTCAGGTGATTTGTGATTGTGGAAAAAGGAAAGAACTGTTGTTTAATAACATCAAATCCGGATTGGTAAAAAGTTGTGGGTGTACAGGGAATAACCGGCATCGTCGCAGCAAAACAGTAGAATATAGAACTTGGGCTAATATTTTACAAAAATGTCATAATCAAAAACATAACGTTTTTAAACATTATGGTGGTAGGGGTATAAAGGTTTGTGGTGAATGGAAAGATAATTTTGAGAAATTTTATGAGGATATGGGTCCCAGACCTGAAGGATGTTCTCTGGATAGAATAGATCCTAACGGTGATTACAGCGCTTCGAATTGTCGTTGGGCAGATTCATTTATACAGAATGTGAATAAAAATATAGTAATTGATGTTCTTAAAACAAAGTATGAAAAGATTTATAATTTATTAAAAGAACAGAACATTATCAGATAACACTCGTCCTGTGGAGCTATCGTTCTATTAGATCGGATAGCAGGATTTTTGGTCTGGGCAAAATTTGGAAAAACGTTATCCTTATTTGCTCAGGGCCACTTCCCGAACCTTCCGGAAGTTCAGGTTTAATGAAAAAGGTTTTACCCTAAGTTCATTATCAAAACGATGCACAAATTCACTGGCTTTAACGGGCAGGTTGGTTCCATAAGTAACCAACTTGTTTCCTTCAAACACCTGCAGGCTGACGTTTTCCGGCAACACGCAAATGTCGGCAACTTCCCGTTTTTGCCGCCGCATATTGCGCTGAATGCTCAACGCAATGGCGCAATTAGCGGGGTTATGCCGATGACCATATTTGATATCGTTTTTATTGATGTTTAATTTCATCATTATTATTTAAGCAACATATTGAAAAAAAGATAAAAAAAATAAAATAAACAAAAAATAAAGAAAAAAATAGACCCTGGGGTGCCGAGGGGCCAGTATTTATAATTTATTTTGACAATAATTTCCTGCCCTTTTTTATGAAATATCTTGCGTCATATGCATGTTCTTTGCACGGAAACTTGCCCGCCCGGGCCCTTTCCCCCCTCTAAACAATTAAACAAACCCCCTATACCCTATCTTATACCCTATCTTATCCCTATCTTATACCTTTCCATATACCCCTCCTTCTCTATAGGATATCAGGGGTTTACTTTAAGTTTTCCCCTTTTAAGACCCCTTTTTTAACTTTAAAACCCCTTTTTTTTCAATAAAATCCCTTTTTTTAGCCTTGTTTTTGTACCTTTTTGCATTGTTCCATTGCTTCTTCTTTGCTGCTCCACCCTTGGTTGGATCGAATCTGCATCATGGTTTCTTTGTGTTTTTGCAGTTTTTCCATTCTTTTGTACAAATCCAGTTCAATAAGGGTATAGTTCAAAACAACCAGATGAATTCTAAAATGAGGACGGTAATAAAATTTTGCATATTCTAAAGGATCATATAGATCTACAGTGACATTAAATTCAAAGAAAGATATTCCATCTTTAAATTGTCTGATCTTCCAAAACAAAATTACTTCCCAGCCCAATTCAGTGAAAGGTATTTTACCCCAAAACCAGGTGGGAAACCTCTTCTTCCAAGCTTTGCTTAGTTGTTTGTTATCGTCTATATAACTAAAGACATCTTTTAAGGCACGGTCTTCTTCCATGGCTTTGGGGCTATTTTTCATGCTGTTCCTCGATCCAGCTGCGCATGTGCAGCAGTGCAAACGGAACGTCCTTTTCCGGATAACCCTTTTTTAACAAAAACTGCTGCAAGCTTCCATCCTTTATTTCATCGTAGGCGGCGGGAAACCCATACTTCCATCCGCTGGGCGGATCAACGAACTTGATTTTCCTGTGCATTATTTTTCCTCCTCAACCGGATAATCGTCCACCACCAGCACGTTTCCTTTGAAACAGTATCCGCAGCCCTTGAGAAAGTCTGTGAACTGACTCAACACAAGATCCAAGCTTTCCGCTTCAAATTCATAGGTGATGCGGGTGGCGGTGTTGACCCGGTCCAGTTGATCCGGCACAAAATCTGATGTGAAGGTGTATTTGCTCATGGCCCTTATGTTAAGGCGGGAAGGGATGTTGTCAATATTTTATATTGTTTTAATCCGGCTCAATCGGGTAAACTTCACGCCCATGCGTTCTTTGTGATCTTTTATGGTTGCCCGTACCTTTACTTTATCGCCCACGTTATCGCTGGGAAATTGATAAGAGTAGAATCTGTTGCCGTCCGCATCTCGCATTTTATAGGTTGTATACCCCTTCCCTTCACCTTCTCGGGGCGGATAGGTTTGCATGTGCACAAGCTCCAGTTCAAATTCATTCCGTTCCCCAATGTTGCCCACATAATTGCTATCTATGTTCTGTCTGTTTCTCTCGGTCATGTCATCCCGCGCCATGTCTGCAAAGGCCATGATTGCTTGGTTGGTTGCGCTTCCGGCATATTTTGGATCGGCGTTTCTGCTCAGATAAAGAAAATAACCCGGATCCTCAAGGTACACATCGGGAAATGATCGGCCCCGGTATTTGCCAAAAGTGAAGGATGGAGTTGTTTTGGTTTTGCCAATCAGTCCCTCCCTTGTATCGCTGTTCCATAATTGAACTGGCACGTTTCGTACCACCGGTTTGCTCAATGCCTTCTTTATCGCCTCCAAAAGATTCGTGCTCAGATTTCCAAAATATATGGGGTTTTTAATGTATTTTTGCACTTGGATGGGAATGTCTCGAAAGCGCCAAAACGTGTAATAAACCTGATGTTTGCCGGTCACATCCACTGCATAAAAGTCGCCCGGTTTTAGGTTGGGATTGTTTACAGCATCATTATGATCTTTTAAAAGCTGGTTTGCTTTCTGTTTGATTTCCTCGGATATCTGGTTCCATGGCATAGGGTTCGTGCTTTCCATGTACAATCCATAGATGTTTTGACCGTCCTTGTCCATGTTTTTATTTATTTGTTTTCTAACATCCTGCCCTTATAATTGTCATATCCTCATGAGAAACCTTTTATATGCATTAATACTATGCTTTAATATCGCTTCCTTTTCCAAGGCCGATGAAGGTACCGTTTTGGTTTTTGAAAAAAATAGGGGGGGTGAAGTGGTGGCAAGGATCAGTGGTCACAAAGTTCCTATCATTTTCAAAATAAATGATCAAACCGTCACAGTTTATCCTGAGGAAGGAACAATCAATCTTTCCGCCATGGGCATTGAAACATTGCTTCTGAGTTTAAGGACCGATAGCGGAGGGGGACAAAAGCCGGATAACAATCCGGTAATGCCCGTCAATCCGTTGTTGAATCCCAATCCGCCCCTTAGTACGCCTTATTGACCAAAAATTAAATAAATCAGATAAACACAAACGAAAAGAATAGGATAATAAAGCAGGGTGGTTTTTGATAACAATTCAGTACGTTGCTTACGATTGATATTCATATTTCTTGCCGCTTAAATATCCAGCATCCGGATGCTTGCTCACCCGTTTCAGATGCGTCATGCCGGATAAGCCGTCCTTTGCCAGCACCTCCAGATCATCCCCTATCTCTTTCAGACTTTGTTCTTCTGTCTCACCTTCGGGCGGTTCATAGTAAAATGTGGGAAGAAGACCCACGTTGCTGCTGCTGCCCACCAGAAAGATATAAGGCTTGCGATATATTTCCCAATGATCAATTTCACCATCTGGTCGTTCCACTTCCAAATCCTCCAATTTCTTTGTGTCTCGGGTAGGCAGAAACCTTACCCGATTCTGCAGTATTTTGGGCAGGGGCATTTTTTTGCCAATGCTGATATAATGATCGGCAAGTTCCACGGCAAGAACTGCTTTGGTTATGACGCTTTTAAGCAACGCAAGGGGGACTGGTCGATTATTTAACACATATCTTACGGCCAGTTCTTGTGCCCGATAAGGATTTTCAATGATCTTGTCGAGCAATTCCTTTTTGATTCCCCCCATTCCTTCCTCGCCCTCCTCCTCATTTTCCAAACCATGCTTGGGATATATCACCCGCCCATAGCTAATCGGGTTGGGCGCAGTGGCTTGTTCGTATAAATTCACCAAATCCTGGAAACAGCTCACCCATTTATTTATCCGTATATTTCTTCTTATATTCCTCCAGGAGCACCCGTGCCCCTTTCAAATCCTCCTCGTTTATCTTAAGGCTGCTTAATATATACTGATCTTCCACCTGCAGGTTGTCCTTTTCCAACCGGTAAAGGATGCGGCTGGCCATTTGTTTCTTATATTTTATTATAAAATTATCAGCACTTTCATTCAATACATTCTCAAAACTTTCAAAATAATCCGTGTCTTTGCCCTCTTCCGTTTTATTTTTTATAAACTGTTTCAGGGCAGTTTCCAATGCCAGTTTGAACGCAGGAGCATTGGTTTTGTCATCATATAGTGCGGCCAGTTTCACAAAAGCAGCGTGTATGACCATTTGCTTCTGGGTGTCCGGAAACAGTTTGAGCGTGGCTTCATGATCATGTTTGAGTATCTTGGTGAAATATTCAATGTTCATCGTTTGTCTCCGCTTCCTCCCAGTGTGCCCCGTTTTTGGCGCAGCAACAGTTTGTTCAGGTTGGTGGCCGCAGTTTGTTCCAGATCCAATCCCAGGCTGGAAAGGGCTGTGGTTAGATACCAAAGCGCATCACCCAGTTCATCCTGCAACTGTTGCCGGTCCTCCTCCCGCACCACGTTTCCTTTATCGCGGATAATCTTTTTGTATTTGTTGCACACTTCCCCTACCTCGCCGCTCAATCCCAAAAGGGTGTAAGGCACGGCCAGATCCTTGGGAAAGATGGCGGTGCTGTTGGCAGCTTTCTGGTATTCGCTGAGTGTCATGATCTGTTTATAAAGTTTAACCGGGGTTTGTCAATCTTTTTATAAATATTAATATTGAAAAGGTTTTTTCTGTTTTCCCTGATTTTGTTGTTGATTCTCAGTGTGTTTTGCAAAATAGACACGGTGGGATTCATAAGGAAGCACAACCAGGAAAGCATTCTTTACATCACCAGCAAGAAGAAAATTGTCACCATTGAGATACAGGACAAGAAAAGCAAAGGTTCCTTGGAACTATCTTACTGACTTCTTTCGATTCTTTTTGCTCACAAATTGCTTTTTTTGTTTGCCCACAAATTTCAGGAAAGAATCTTTGTACACTATTCTTTTGATTTCCCGCAGTTCATGCAGCAGGTCCAGATATTGCCGGTAAAGAAGCATATATTCATTTTCCAGCTTCTTGTCCCGAAAAAACAACTGGCGCAGAAATTTCACGCCTCGTTCCTCAGTTCATTAAAGTAATGGTCCAGCTTGCCTTTCAGCTTCTCCAACTTGTTCCCCGCATCATTTTCAATGCTCATTTCGTCCATGTGCCATTCCAGTTGTTCTTGCAGTTGACTCAAGGCATAGTCCAGTTCCCACTGGGTGAAGTATGTTTCCGGATTCATGTTTGCTTTTCCTTTCGGTTTTGTTTGTCCAGCTGATCGTAGTAACTGCTTCGGGTGACATCATCCTTGTCGAAATAGGTGCGCACGTAATTTTCGGCCATCTCCTTGTTTTCAAAAGTGGCCACGTGCAATCCCTCGGCCGGACTTCGGTTGTTGTGTTCCATCACGTCCCAGGACGGTTTGCCGTTGCGTTTGCCTTGCTTGATGATGAAGAATCCGCTCATCGTTTTTTGCTCCTTTTCTTTTTGACGGGTTTCCACAGTTTGCCCTCGGTATCCAGATCACTGCTCCACAGCATGACCCGATTGTACAGGGGATATCCTATCCCTGCCCGCATAATGGTGCGGCTGATAAAGTCTCCCATATAATATAAAATGTGGCTCAGAAACAGTTTCACCAGCTTTTCCTGTATTTGTGTTTGATTTGCAGATACTTTTCCAGCAGCTTCTTTGGGTGGGGTTTCCTCACCCGGCTCAATACCACATACATGCTTTTGGCCAGCTTCTTCCAATCCTTGCGTTCCCGGTCCAACCGCTTGAATTTGTTCAGTATGAACTGTCCAGTGGCACAAAGCCCTTCTTCATTGTTGGCAGGTTCAGGTTGATCCGGTGTGGTTTGCATCGCTTGTTCCTCCCAGTTTTTGTATCAGGTTTTCCGTGACGTTGTAAAGATGACGGGAATAGATGTTGCTGCTTTGGTCCCGCAATATGCGGCGGTGTTCGCCCAGTGTCCAAAGCAGTTCCTTGTGTTCCTCGGGGGTGAAACACAGATCATGAAAAGTCACATTCATTTTTTTATCTTAACAACCCTCTTGGGCAAGTCAATATTGTACAAAATCTTTTTAAACAGGCGAACCTGTTCCAACAGGATCTGGTTCTGTTTTTCCAGTTCCTTTACCCTATCCTGCAGCTTACGATAAGGTTCCAGCAGGCTCACAGTCAATGCAGCAGCTTCGTGCTTCCCGCCCTGTCATTTCCTTGATGGCGCGATACACCTTGCAGTTCAGGTTTCCCCATCCCCTTGGTATATGGTCATACTTGCTGATGTCAAGTGTCAGGCGAGAAGGCAGCTGTTTGTCATTGCCGTAATATTTTATATTTTTTACCCGGATCGTTTTCAACTCTTTTGTTTATTTAGTTTTTTACTTATTTTTTTATAAATATTCTTATGAGTTGCAGATGCTGCCCCGGCTTTCATCTGGACCTGAAACACCTGTTGTTTCTTTTGTTGTTTGGTTGCATCGTGTTTGCCGTGGCAAAAAAAGCGTCCCAGCAAAAGAAAGAACAGAATGAAACGATCCAAAAAGCGCAAGTGGTTCGGGCTTAAATTGTTTTTGGCGATAGTTTTGACGGGATCCGGATTGTGCGCTTCGTTCATTTACGGCATCCTGGAAGGCAGAAAAACCGCCGTGCGTTATTACACGGATCTGCCCAACAGTTGTTTTGTGGAAAGCATGATTCATGCAAGTCGGGCCAATCTTTTGCTGGGAACCGAAACCGGAGTATACAGCAGCGTGTATGGTTTCACCTATCATTACAATGATGATTATGAGCAAAACAAAGACAAGGCAAAGACGTTCGGGCATGCCGTGTGTATTTTTGAATACAAAGACATATTATGGGTTTATGATTCGGTCTGGGGAACCATGCCGGTAGGCAAAGCCACTTCCCGAAACCAGTATGAACAGATGCTGAAAAAGCATGTGGAACTGTATTACCAATACAAGATTGTGAAAAGTTTCGTGGTGGAAGACTGGCGATTGCCCGAACCTTAATCCCGGGGCTCGGGTTCGTCCGGATCGCGGAACGTGGGGTGAGGAGAAACACGCACACCTTCAAAGTCTCCGCGTTCTGCCGCAATCTCGTTCGCCTTGTCTTGCAATGCATATTGAGCATCCCGAATCATTTCCGGCATGGGACGTTCCACTTCGCCGCCAAAGCTGCTGTCATCATTCAATACATGAATGCCAAACAGTTTCACCTGGGCATCAAACTGATCATTGACCGCATCGTAACTGAGTGTCACATCTCCCAGGGCAGCATATTTGAAATCATGAAAATTAAAGTTGGCCTGGATATCCTCATAGTCGTGCTGTTTGCTGTTTTCCAAAACCATGTCCAATAGTTCATTCCAGTTCATATGTTTATTTATTTTTAAAAGCTTTTTGCACGGTCAGTTTATTGTAATGTTCCAGCACATGTTGAACGAAAAGGCATTCTTTCATGCCCCCCAGTTTGGTTATGATCTCTTCACACTCCTTAAGGTTCAGGTGATTTACCTTCTTTTTCTTCTTTTTGCCCACCCTATTATTTATTATATATTATTTGTCTCTTTCAATCAGCATCTGGTCGGCAATGGCATATGCCTCTTTGCATATGCCGTCTCGGTTACCCTTGTCTAACAGCAGGGCATGCAGGGATAATATTGCAAATATATCGCGAAGATCGTTGTCGTTGCTCATGCAGATATCTACTCTGCAGTTTTATATATCAATTATTTCTTTTCGGAGCTGAAACCCGGAGCCAGTTCCTTGGCTTTAACCAACGCATCCTGCAGCTGAATTATGGCTTGATTCACTTCGGGGCTGTTCAGTTCAATCTGGGCACCCTTGAGACGAATCAATACGAGGCTTATGGCACCTTCCAGATGGCCCAATGCCTTGGAAGTGCTGAGTAATTTCTGGGCATCTGCAGGCAATTGCTGTTCCTGTTGTTCTTTCAGGGTTTTGCGAATATCTGCATATTTTGCCAATAATTCGGTATCACTTCTTTGCATAATGTTATTTATCATTTTTTTTAAGAGATATGTCGGATTTTCTTTTCCAATTGTTTTGCAGCTTTTACAGCATCTTCCAGCTTGTCATAAAACCCGGCATGCACTGTCTTGCCATTGACCCGGCGTTTGACCACGTATCGGTCCACGTCCTTGCGCCAGGTCACTCCCGGCACGCCATATTTTAAATCAAACTTTTTGTTCATGTTGTTCATGCGCTTGCTCACGGCCCGCAGGTTGCAGATCCGGTTGTCCGTCTTGATCCGGTTGATATGGTCAATTTCCAGGGGACGTTCCGGCATACTGCCGTAGTGCATGTACCATGCAATTTGATGCAGGGGATAGCATTTGCCCAGAATCTTGGCGTTCATGTATCCACAGCTGTTGACCCCACTCAGAACATGTTTGTCTCCCACCAGTTCCTTGCCATCAAATCCCTTGATTTTCTTCAGGCGAAACACATAACCAGTGACCGGATTATATTCAAAATTTTCCCGCAGATACTCCGCTGTGACCCGTTCCTCCAGCTTGTGTTTCATACCACCACGTCCATTTTAGCTTCCAACTTGTATACCCGGTTGGCTTGCACCTCGTCCGGGTCATTCAGGCTGACCCGTTTCTTTTCTGTAAAAATATAGGGGTGGCCGTCGGTAAGATCCACAATATCATTTTCAGAAAATGCATTGTCTTTTTTGGTCTTCAGCTTCATGTAGATGCTGTGATTGGTACGTTTCAGGCTATTGGTATCAAAAAAACTGAAAACATCTCCGGGTTTAAGATCCTTAAACTCCACCATGTTTTCCTTCTCTTTGTCCAGTATCGTGTATTTCATAAAAAATAACTTATGATATTATCTTGGTTTTTCAACTAAATAAAATTATGGATCTGATAAGTTTTCTGATTTGCAGTGCGGTGCTTTGTTATGTGTTCAGTTTGATTGTGCGAATCAAATAATTATTTTTTCAAATAATCTTTGATTTTTTCCTGCAGTTCCTTGCTTTGCCGCAGTCGGGCCCGACGTTCCAAACTGGTCACCAAAAGCGCAAGGCTCAAAGGAAAGAATATTCTCAGAAAGAAACCCAGATGATGTTGAGGTGTAAGTTCCTGAAAATAAGTGGTATACAACTCAATTATTCCCCAGATTGTAAAAAGGGCTGCCGGTAAGAACAAGGCCCAAAACATCTGGTCCCACGGCTGCAGATTTTTAAACCATTTGATCATCAATTTTATTTAACAACGTTTACTTTTCTAAACAGAATATTATATAAAATATGCGATGCTTGTTGTTGCTTTTGTTGCTATCCGGGTGCAGCAACACCAGTTACATGGTTCCGGATGGCCGAAAGAACACGGCTCAATACAACATGATGGACAGCCCGGATGGTAGTGACGACCCTAATTTGCGGGTCAAACTGATCAAAATCAACTATTGACTTTTAATTTGTGGGGTTAACATACCAATATGAAACAGGTATTCTTTATCAATGGCATGCCCCGGTCTGGCAGCACTCTTCTTTGCAATATATTAGCACAAAATCCAGATTTTCATGTAACACCTACCAGTGGTCTAAGTGAATTGGTCCGGGGTATTCATCAATTTTGGAAACAGAACCCAGTGATCAAAGCATCTGAAACCCCGGAAAAACAGCTGCAGATTATCAAAGACTTGTTCCAGAGTTATCATTCCGACACAGACCGTCCCACAGTGTTCAATAAAAGTAGGGGGTGGAGTACTTTGATTGAATTGGTGGAGAATGCCTTGGGCCATCCTATCAAGATCTTGACCACCACCCGGAAAATTACCTGTATTCTTTCTTCTTTGGAAAAACTATACCGTAAAGAAATTAAACTTATCAACAGTCCTATGGAAACGGGGCCAAATTTAGGCACGTTAGAAGGTCGTATTAACACCTGGACCAGTCAAGAGGGATTGGTAGGTAGTACATTTAATACTATCCGAGATGCAGTTATGAGAGGGCACCAAGATAAATTTCACTTTGTAGATTTTGATGAATTGACTCAAACCCCCAAACGGGTTATACAAGGTGTTTATAGATTTTTAGCTAAAGAATATTATAACCATGATTTTAATAATATACCTCAATACACAAAAGAAAATGATGCCGAACACGGGTTTACTGATCTTCATACCATCCGTCCAGAAATAAAGCCGGTCAAAGATGATAGTAAAGAAATATTAGGCCACTTACATGAACAATTTAAAAATTTCCACTTTAATTTTTAATTAAAGATAATATATATTATTATGAGTAAAAGAACCAATGTAGAAGTATTATTTGACAGTGTTTATACAATAAATCAAGCTTTGCAAAAAGAGGATAATCCTGGTAGAGGGGTTCTTCAAGCAAACGTAGATCATATTAAACAGTGCTTAAAGAAAGAAGAGTATACCAGTGTGTTGACTGAAGAGCAAACAACCACTCTTAATACTGCAGTTTCTAGTGCTCTAGACAGGATTAAAACCCTCCCGGTTCCAGAAAAAGATAATGTATAGTATATTTCATGTTGATGGGGGTATTGGTAAGAATATTGTGGCCACTAATGTGGTCCGTAATATTAAGAAAACATACCCAGACAGAAAATTAATTGTAGTATCTCCTTACCCAGAAGTTTTTCTTCATAATCCTCATATTTACCGGGTGTATAAAACCGGGATGTGTCCATATTTTTATGAAGATTTTATTCATGACAAAGATAGTTTAGTATTCAAACATGAACCATACAACAGTAATGATATTATTAACAGAAAATGTAGTCTGGCCCAGGCATGGTGTAACAGTCTGTATTTAGAATTTGATAACAATAGTCCGGAACTCTATTTCAACAACATTGAAAAACAAAACAGTCAAGTTATTTTTAATTCTGTAAACAATGGCAAACCCGTTATTGCCATTCAAATCAACGGGGGCATGGGAGACAAGAAGAACCAGATTAATTTTAATTGGTTCCGGGACCTGCCTCCCATGTATGCCCAAGAATTAGTAAACAAATATTCTGAAAAATTTCATTTTGTTCAAATTAAAAATCCCGGTCAAATTGCCCTGGAAGGGGTACAACAAGTGGATCTGTCCTTGAGAGAAGTATTATTGTTGTTGTCTCAGTGCAAAGGAGCCGTGGGTATTGATTCATTTGTCCAACATGCCATGGCCGCTTATGATAAGAAAAGTCTGGTGTTCTGGATTGGTAATAGCCCGGTGGTGTATGGGTATGAATTACATTCTAACTTAAAAGCAAATGTACCGCATTCTGAAAACATTGAGAGTTATCTGGATCCTTATCCTTTGCTTACCCAAGGCCATCAGTGTCCTGCAGAATATAAAATGATAGATTTATTCAATAATACTGAAATAATTACTCAATTTGAACAGTTATTTTTAGACGTTAAGTAAACTGTTTATTTAAAAAGTTGACCCAAATTGCATCTGTCATGCTAAGCTTTTTACACTTTATGTCGCCATAAAGAATGGACTATATCTTCATTTTTAATATGTTGCTTGTTCGTGCTGGTCATTAAGGCGTCCTATGCCTCCAGTAGTCTCTACACCTTCTAGAAAAGCGCTTCTAGCTTGGCTCGGTATTGTCTCAGAGAGAGGTTCACCGAATTAAAGCAATAAGGGCCGGGAAAGAACTGTAATTATTTATTCTATTTATACAGATAAACTGAATGTAAATATGCTATTCCTAAATCTGCAGAACCTTGAGGATTACCCAAGGCGTAATTACGCATTGCGTATAACGAATCACCACAAAAACAAGGAGGGGCTTTCCTATATATTTCAACCCATTTACCCCAGCTTATAAACAACCGTACAGAAAAAGAATCAGGTAAAGAAGAATACGGGTAATTGGCAAGTAAAAATTTTATTATACCAGTACGGAATCCGTTTAAAGAAAAAATAGAATGATTAAATTCATCAAATAAAAAATTAGGATTT